AATAAGCGTTCCCATTTTATAATCATGTAGTATATGTATATTGGCATAGGTCTCTTTGCGTATAGCGCCGTCAACAAACCCGAGGGCGTATAAGCCGTTACGAAATTCTGATATCACCGGTGGATTCGGCCCTGTTGTCGGCAACACGAGTCCGCTAATGATATAATCATTCCAGCCGCGCTTAACGCCTTTTCCTATAAGCACGTTCGACATTAACTTGTTCCCAAACGCACATTCGCTGCGCCGACACTATAAAAATTCCCCGATTTCACACCGATGCGATAGGTGACGGTTTCCGGCTCAGGTGTCGTTGTAATATTCTCGCTGCTGCCGTTCATAGCGGCAGTACTCGCAACCGCCCACGTCTGTACGTCTCGCCACACACCAACATCGTCATCCGCAAATTGTCGTTGTAGTGTAATGAGGCCTGAGAACGTAGACAACACTGGATCGCTGACACCAATGCTACCCATGCGAATGCTTACATTAAGTCGCTGCGTACCCTGCACTATAAGCTCCGAAGTCCAGACAGGAGACGAGGCGATTAATGTTATCTGGGTATTCTTACTCATTATCCAGCCACCAGCGCCCAGTTGTCTACCTGCGCGTCACCGTAAATCCGGCGTGCGTTCTGCTCGGCAATGGCGTCAAAATCTGCGCTGCCGTCTTCGTCAAACGCTACAGCAGCCGCCCCGCGCGCCGTCAACTCATCGGCAGCTGTGAAATCGTGCCTGTTATCATCTTCAAATACTTCGCGGATACGAGCCTTTCCGCGCTGCGTGAGCCGACAATAGAGTTTGGCAACGGCTTCAATCTTATCGTCGTGCTTACCGCGGGGGAAAACTTCGGCTTCGCTAAGAAACTTCTCTGTCCACGGCCCGGCTACCAGTTCGACGAGGCCATGCTCGGCGGCCGTCGCGAACACCTCGACAAAAGCCTCTTTGGCGCCCGTGCTCGGTATACCGTGGAACGCGTAGCCCGTCAGTACGTTTGTGGCGTAGTGATGAATAACCGTTTTACCCGCGCTACCCGGCTCCTGCTCCATAAATACGGGTACGTTGTAGCCGTCGAGCTGAGCGGCCTGCCCGACTGTTTTCTCCACGGTACCCGGTGATTCGCGGAGGTCAATAACGTCGTCAACAATGAACCGCTTACCGATCATACCCCCGCGTGCGCCCGCCGTGAAGTCGGGATCATTACTGCCCGATTTCTTCGTCGCCGCCATATCCCACCACCTACCGCAGCTATCATACGCCGGCAACAGCTCGGCTTCGTCGGCGCGCAATATTTTGAACCAGCTGCGTTTAATCATGCCTCCCTCGCGCGGGGCTGGACGTTGCTGCAACTGGCCGGCAACCGCATACGAGGACATATCCTGCTCCAGTTCTTGGAGCTGTGGGGTGTCGTACTTACCCCGCCATAGTGGTTCGCCCTCGGTCGTGCGCGGATCCCTGCTGTACCAATATTTGTGATCGCGCTCGAATCGCGCGGGGAGGCATAAATGGGTATAGTTGTTTTCTTTGCTGAGGATGTGACCGGTGAGATCGCGTTCGTGGCAGCGCTGCATAATGATAATGCGCACGCCGGTCTTCGGGTCGTTTAATCGCGTCGGCATGACTTCGTCCCACCAACTAATGACGTTATCCAAACCCTTTTCGCTGAGCGCGAAGGCGTCGCTGATGTTCGTGGGATCGTCTACAATTATAGCATCTCCGCCTTCACCGGTCATCAAGCCGTCAACACTCGTTGCCAACCGAACGCCGGTCTTGTCGTTGTCGAATCTCGTCTTTGCATTTTGATCGCCGGCGAGTTGAAATCTATCCGACCATCGCTGCTGATACCAATTTGATTGAATAAGGCGTCGGCACTTCACTGAATCGCGAACGCTCAGGTTTTCTGCGTAGGATGCAAACAAGAAACGAAGATAAGGGAAGTTAATCCAAAGCCAGGCGGGAAACATAACGGATACGGCAAGACTCTTCATGTGCCGCGGCGGTATATTGATTATCAGCCTGCGGATGGCACCAGCCTGCTGCTGGCCGCTGACAAATCCCTTGGCAACGGCATCATTGCGGAAGCCTATCGCCACGGCTTCCAGGTGCTCGCAGATGGCGTCGATATGCCAGTTCGACACGTATGTCGTACCGGGCTCGACAACCGGCCACGCCTGCGCAATAAACTCACCGAGGTGACGGCGGGCTTTTTCGCGCTCGACTTCAAACAGCGCACGACTCAGGTCAAGCGTTCCCAGCCGGGCTATTAACTGCTGCCGGTTGTTTGTGCTTGGCCTTGAGTGCTTTTGTAAGGGTTGCGTGCAGGCTCTCAAGTTCATCCTCGGGCAAGTCGGTAAACTCATGTACCACTTTATTGATCGTCGTCACGTCCACTTCATTTTTCGTGTAGCGTGTGTTCTGCCATCGCAGTCGCTGCCTGTTGGTCAACCAGAATATAGCGGCTCCAATGTCCGGCGCCATTTTCTTTTCGCTAACAGTAACCTCTTCGGCGGGAACGGCTACTCTCTCCTGTCCCCGGCCTAAGCGTAACGTAGTCGATTTGGTGCTACGCTCTGTATAGTCATAGCCGAGGGCGCGCTTCAACAGCGCCGACTCTACCCGACCGGTATCGTGCTCGTCCTTACCTTTTTTATACGCGGCTAAAAACTCGTCATTATCACGCACCCATAACTTCACCGACCCCTCGCTCACGTTGAATGCATGCGCTATATCCTGATACGTTGCGCCGTGCCGGGCCAGCTCGAATACCATGGGGAGGAATCGCTCGTCGTACTTTGTCGATCTTCCCGTTGCAGCCTTGCCGTTTGCCTTAACTTTATACGTATGCAGGGGTTTGCCTTTACTATTCGACCGCGACCGGACTGTTACGCCTTCTATAGCCGACGACGTCTCTACGCTGGCGGTAAGCATACGATTGCGACTAACGGGATCGGCGAGATATTTATTTGTGTGAACGAGGGATTTTTTAGCGACGGATTTCCCGTTCGCCCTGCCTTTTGACTCGGGCGGGGCGCTTCGGTGCTCGGCGGGCTGTTTGTCTTGTCTCGGCATTGATTTTATTTGAGCTGATTATATAGCAGGTCTGCGGGTAGGTAAATAGGCGGCTTAACGTTCTTTACAAACTTTATGAACTTTTTATTATACTTTTTTATAGCGAAAACCGGATGAATAGAGTATAATAAGAGTATGAGAACGGTGAAAACATACGCTTGGCTGAATAGTTTGTGGCGACGCCAGAAATCGCAGTGCCCGCATCATCAGGGCTGCGCGAGCATGAAACATTATAAACGCTATACGAAATGCCTGTCGTGCGGTGCCTGGTTTAAAAGATGAAATTATGAACTATTGGATTATCACAGATACCCACTTCGGCCACACAAAGATGCAAGAGTATTGTGGCAGGCCGGAAGGATTTGAAAACAAAATCATCAAAAATACATTGAGCATATGCAAACCAGGGGATGTATTGATTCATCTCGGCGATATTTGCATAGGCGATGACGAAAAATGGCATGACCTTTTCACCTATCATTGTTCCGCAAAGATGTGGTTGATTCGCGGGAACCACGATAAGAAAAGTGCCACGTGGTATTTGGGCCATGGTTGGGACTGCGTCGCCGATGAACTGCTTTTAGATATGTTCGGAAAGCGGATTCTTTTTTCTCATAGACCGACAACGGGACCGCTATTCGATTTGAATATTCACGGGCACCATCACAACACCGAGCATCATCCGGAAGATGCAACGACAGGCAAACATCGTCTTGTTTTCATCGAACACGAATATAGTCCGATAAGCCTGAGAAAAATTGTAGAATCTCGATAAAAGAAAAGAGGAGAACTGACATGAGCGTTAAAACTAAAATGGGCAGGCCCGTCGCCAACCTGATCGGCCATACATTTGGCTACCTGACTGTTGTAAAATTTGTCGAGCGCCGAAAAAATAATCCGCTGTGGTTGTGCGCGTGCGCGTGCGGCGGCGAGAAGATTGTATACGCGGCCAACCTCACGTCGGGCCGGACGAAGGGCTGCGGCGCTGCCGGGCATACCGAGCGCATAGCGAAACTACTAAAAGTAGGCCGCCGCTAATTTAATTAGTTCTGTAGAAAATAATTAAAAATACTTGTTGACATTATTATAGAATAGTATATAATATGTTTAATAAATGAAGTAGCTGATAAATGAGTCCGGCGCACGACAGCAGTAGAGACTCAGACCAGTAAGGAGCAGTAATGATCACAATCAATTATACCAATACTTTTCTTACCGATGCTATTCAAACACTTGAAAATGAAGAATTCAGAATTGGTTGGGGTACGCTCGATGAAATATTTGCAAACTATCTCAGTGGGCCAGACGATGATGCCATATTAACTGACTTGATTCATCGATTTGAAATGAGTGAAATAGAAGCACACAGGCTACTTAATTATCTCAACGAAAACTTCAAGCAATATCAAGAATAACTAATCCGACCGCATAAGCCCTGACGCCAAGCGCAGGCCGCGACAAAGGATATCGAAATGGTCAACTTCACAGCAAGCAAATTTGAACTTGAATTGATTTCGCAAATTGCAAAACGTGCAGTATCAATGGCAAAAGAAGCAGGGATTAATTATGCACAAATGGATGCGCTCATGGACATTGAAGCATGCCATTCGAATGGAAACCCGCTCGATCTTAACGCCCTCCTTTCTGCCAATCCCTTCGATTTCGCCCATGATGTTTTCGGAATACGCCGCCACATAGATCGATCGACGGGAAAATTAACAGATTGCTTCTCTCCTCGTTTTACTTTTCGTCATAAAGGTGGTGCATAATGAAGCTCATGGGCACGATACGCGAAATACACTGCCGGCAAATCCGCGATTGGAGTAAATGGGAAGGCTACCGCCCCGCCGAGCGTCGTGCTGAAGTCGAACTCGACCGCGGCGACCGCGTAACCGTATCAGCGGAGGCCCATATGCAAGTCGGTTCCCGCGTCGGCCTCATTTATGTCGGCAGCGGGTTTATTGTCAACGAAGTGCTACTATTCTAAATAACCGCCGTGCCGGCCCGGAAGACCGGCGTGCAATATAACCTGAAAAGGAGCTTGCCATGCAAACACAGCCTATCACAGATTTCTCGCAGTACCCCAGCCTCATCACCGCCGCACCGAGCAACCGAGTTTCAAGCCGCTACACATTCATACCGACCGCGCGCATTATCAACGTGCTCGCCGATCACGGCTGGCAGGTCAGCCGCATACAGGAGAAGCGCAGCCGCGTCGACGAACTCCGGGGATTCGGCGAACATATCGTCCGATTCCGTCGCCAGCAGGATTTCGCGCAACTTGCCGTTGTCGGTGAACATGTACCCGAAATAGTTCTGACGGGCGCACACGACGGCAGCGCAGCCTGGCAGATGATGTTCGGCCTCTGGCGCTTCGTCTGCGGGAACGGTGCCGTTGTCGCCGAAAGCGAGTTCGCCAGTCACCGCATCCTGCACAAAGGCTTCCAAGACCAAAACGTCATCGATGCCGTATACGAGGTCGTTGAAACCGCACCGCGTGTACTCGACCGCGTCCGGGACTGGCAGGCGATTACGCTGACCGGTGCCGAGCAAATTGCTTTCGCTGAGGCCGCGGTTGTCGCGAAATACGGCAGCGATGACAGCAGCAAGTACAGCCCTGCCCACCTCATACATCCGACGCGACGCGACGACCTCATCATCGGCACCGATTACGCCGGCGGCAACACGCTGTGGAACACGTACAATATCGTCCAAGAAAAGCTCGTCGAGAAAGGCGGCAGGTTTGCCGTGAACACGGGCGCGCACCGACGCAGCAACACGAAGACGGCCCGCGGTATTCAATCTGTCGGCGAGAACGTTCGCGTCAATCAGGCATTGTGGATGCTCGCCGAGAAAATGGCGGCATTAAAATCATAACCGCACAGCCGCCCGTGCCCGTCGAGGCGGGCGGCTTTATCCGGAGAGGAGAATGAAATGGGAGTTAATGTAAACGCATATTTACCGGCTGGTGTTCGTATAAGCGAAGTCGCCAAAGTGATCGGCATACTTCTCGGTTGTCAAAAGGAATGGGAACCGGGCAGGCGATGGTTAAACGTGGCGGGGATTAGACAGCTTCCGACAAGCGTTCCTGAACTCGCCGAAATCCGTATTGATTTGACCGACGCAAATAATCCTACTGCGAAAGCTATACGCGAAAGCGACGGCAATATTTACAGCATGGATTACTTTTTCGAGAGCAACCACGGCGGCCCTCAACTCTATCCGAAATGTACGGCAGCAAAAATCGCGCTCTGCAAAGCCGTTGTAATTTTCTTCGGCGGCAGCGTGGACTACAACGATAGCGACCGCGTTGAGGTAAACCTTCGCGCCGAAACACGGCTACCTGTGAATCATAGTGATGACGCAGCGTTCGCGGATTTTCAAGAAGCTCTATGGCGGTTGCCAGCACTCACGCCTGCTGATATTCAGGCGGTTGCCGAATGGGCGGCGTACTGATGAGAACCGATGCGTATGTATGCCCGACCTGCTCGACACCGCTATACACGAGCACGCTAACGGGCCGCACGTTGACTGCGTGCAACTGCGAGGCGGCAGTCCGCCTCAAAAATCGAATCAATAAGCCGATCGAAAGGGAGAGCCATGACACCGAAATGCGAGACGCCGCTGTACGAGGACTACCGGAAACTGATAGCCTTTCAGGCGAGGAGCTTCAACCGATTGTACGCCGTCGAACTCGATGAACTCATATGCGAAGGCAATCTGATTTTTGTACAGGCGTGCCAAAAATATAACTCGGCGCGCAGCAGTTTTTCAACATTCCTCTACCGCTGCCTGCAAAACGGGTTGCAATCGTTCTGCACACAGCAGCGCCGGCAAATGTTTTTCACGTACTCGGCGGACGGCGAGATGCCGGAAGCCGCGTACCGTGATGACGTTCGCGTCAAAAACGCCGTATTCATTCGGCAGTCAATCGCCCAGCTACCCGCCGCCGGTCAGCGGTCGATGCAGCTGCTCATGACGACGCCGGCTGCGCTCGGCCTCGACGGCAGCGAAGGGCCGAAGGCAACGCGCGGTGCCCTCAAGCGGCATATCCTCGGCCAAGGCGAAACGTGGGCGGCAACCTGGCAGACGCTGCGTGAAATCCGAAATATATTTCAGGAGGTGGGTGCATGACGATCAGTCAAATCATGAGCAAACGAAAACCACATAATAACAACAGCGGATATATCGCAGAGCGTATTTTCAAGCCGAGCGGATCGCACATCGTAATTTATCGAGCTGCGGAACAGGGTCTCGATGTTACGCCGGACAAATATGCCGTAGTCTGTTCAACTCATGGAACTATGGTTGGTAATTCGAGCATTCCAAAAGCGCGGGTTGATATGAAGTACCCTGAGTTCTGCGAATATTGCATGAAGATGATTTAACAAAGAGTTGAGCATCCCAAAGAAAGAGCCCGGAGGAATAAATCGTGAGAGAAGACCGACGCCATATAAACACGATACGCTATGCTGGCATGCCGAGGTGGCGGTTTTACGCCGTCGTCGCCACGGCGAGCGCGGTGACCCTCATAGCCGCGTATATATTTGATATGGTTACTGATCGTATCGGCGAAATAATCGCGGCAGCAATCCGCTAAGAGGGAGGCTGATATGCGAACCGTAACAATGAGATGGACGCAGCGAAATATAAATCGAATAACGACATGGTTTAAAATCAACTATCTGTTCGACGGATATTTCACATCAGCTATAGGACCTGGCGGGAAAACCGCTAACGACGGGCGCATTATAACGTTTTGGTTCTCAGATAAACCGCCGAAGGGAGATAAAAATGGATGTTAAAATAAAATTTGCAGCGGCTCAGGCGAAACGCGTCGAGTATTTTCTCCGCCAGCGTTACGCGAGTCGCGCCGGGCTGCAACGGCTGGTAAAAATAGCCGTACTCGAAGCAGTCGCCGCGCAGGCTCAAAAGGAAGTAGAAGAGACTATTAATAACGCCCGAAAACACTGCGATGCCGAGGAGAACTGATGCCTGTTGTCATAGAAAATAAAACCGGCGTACGCGCCGCACTCAATGCAAACAATGTTGTCGAGATTCGCTTCACCTATGATCCCGTCGTCGTAAACTGGGTGAAGCAGCTTGGCGGCAGGCGCTGGCATAGCGGCGACCGCAAGTGGACCGCTGACTTGAGTATCGCCAACGTGGAAGCCCTGCTGGCGGCGGGCGCGGAATTCGACGCCGGCCTCAAAGCATGGCGACGCCAGCAAGAGTACAAACCAAGCGTGCAGATAAATACCGACGGCCTTGCCCTCTATCCGTTTCAGAAAACAGGCGTCGAGTTTATCGAAAGCAGAAATGGGCGCGCACTCGTTGCCGATGAGATGGGGCTCGGCAAGACCGTGCAGGCATTGTGCTGGCTGCGCATGCGCCCCGACGTGCGGCCGGTTGTCGTCGTCTGTCCGGCTTCGCTCAAGCTCAACTGGGAGCGCGAAGCCCGGCGCTGGTGTCCGGACGACAGCGTGCAGGTCGTCAACGGCAGAGGTGAGCAGACACTAACAGCAAACATCATCATCGCAAACTATGATATTCTCGCCGACGATGAGGTCGTAGCAAATAAACCGGCGGGGAAAAATATTGTTACGGCATGCCGTGCCGACATCAAGGCCGCGAAACCTGCTGCCGTCATCCTCGACGAAAGCCATGCTGTAAAAAATAGGAAAACTCTGAGGTCAATCGCTGTCGCCGATTTATGCCGAGGGGTCGCTCACGTCATCGCGCTCACCGGCACGCCTGTACTCAACCGTCCCGTCGAACTATTCAACCAGCTGAAGATCGTGCAGCCCGCGCTGTTCCCGTCGTTCTGGCGTTTCGCCCAGAGTTTTTGCGCGGCCCGGCACAACCGGTTCGGCTGGGATTTCACGGGAGCCAGCAACACGGAAGAACTCAACGCTGCGCTGACATCAACAGTGATGATCCGCAGGCGCAAAGCCGATGTGCTGCCCGACCTCCCGGCTAAACAGCGCGCACTCATCCCGTTTGAAATTGACAACGCCAGCGAATACCGGTACGCCGAGGATCAATTCATTGCATGGGTGACGCGGGAATTCGGACGTGAAAAAGCCGAACGCACGGCGAAAGCCGAAGTGCTCGCGCAAATCGAATACCTCAAGCAGTTATGCGCTCGCGGTAAACTGGCGGCGGCCTGCGAATGGATAGCGGATTTTCTGGAGACCGGTAAGAAGCTTGTTGTCATGGCCGTGCACAAAGAAATCATTAACGCGCTCATGGAGAAATTCGCCGCGGTCGCCGTACGCGTTGACGGCGGCACGTCGCAAGCCGACCGGCAGACCGCAGTCGATCGCTTCCAAACCGACGACAGCGTACGACTGTTCGTTGGCAACATTCAGGCGGCAGGCGTCGGCATTACGCTGACGGCGGCCAGCGATATTGCCGTCCTCGAACTTCCGTGGTCACCGGGAATTTTATGCCAGGCCGAAGATCGCGTCCACCGTATCGGTCAGGAAGCGGATAGCATAACCGCATACTACCTGCTGGCTGCCGGTACAATCGATGAAAAAATGGCAGATATGATTATCGGTAAGATAAAAACAATCGGGCAGGTTGTTGACGGCTGTGAAGAAGACGGCACGGTGTTCGCCGAAATCCTGTCGGCGTACGGAGGAAGACATGAATGTTAAAATTAAAAAATATGAACACGCACGCATCACAGCGCCCATGGCTGAACGCGAAAAAGTGTTTGCCTACATAGAAAAACACGGTTGGCGTTTACTCGTGCGGGGCCGCCGATAAAAAACGGAAAAGCTGATGTCTCACGCCTGCTTATACTCGCTGAAAGAGAAATGCTGTGAAAATTGACATGCTCGCATTACTGCACAGCCGCGGTATCGCTACCGACGGCAAGCACCGCTTCCCCGGATGGATAAACATCCGATGTCCGTTCTGCGGCGACCGAAGCAATCACCTCGGCTGGAATATTAACGGGCAGTACTGGACATGCTATCGTTGCGGCGGTAAACATATCGATGCCGTCCTCGCCGAACTATTCGCGGTCAGCGAACGCGAAGCCTGGCTAATCAGCAGGCAGTACGCGCTGAGGCCGAGCGCGGGCGAGCCAGAAGCCGAACCCGCGGTAGTGCGACCGTCGGCGGTCATCGTACCCGGAGCCGACTTGCTCAAGGCGCACCGCGACTATCTCGACGCGCGCGGCTACGACGCCGATCGTCTGGCGTACTGGCAACTACAGGGAACCGATCACCGCGCTGCCGGCACAAATAAATTCCGCATCGTCTGCCCGGTTTATTACGACGGCGAAGTCGTCAGCTGGCAGGGTCGCGACATCACCGGCAAGTCAGCATTGCGCTGGAAAAGCTGCCCGCAGGAATTGGAGCGGCGGCCCGTCAAGCACTGCTTGGGCGGACTTGAAAAAATAAATGGAGATACAATAGTAATTGTAGAGGGGTTCACTGATGCATGGAGATTAGGGGTTGGAAGTTGCTGCACTTTTGGAACAAATTACTTAATGCAACAAATACAATTGATGATACCCTTCAAAAGAAAATTTGTAGTTTTGGATAGTGAAGAAAAAGATCCCAATGCAAAAAAACAAGCAGAAAAACTTTGTAATATTTTAAGCGTGTTCCCAGGAGAAACAGTTATAGTCGAACTGGACGAAGGCGATCCCGGAAGCATGAAACAAGACGATGCTGATTCACTTATGAGAAGTTTCGGATTTAAAAGATAATGCTTTACATGCATAACTACTTACGGTATAATTAAAAGGAGATTAATTATGAAATGCCCAAAATGTGGGTTTGAATGGAAAGATCAAGGCCGTGTAAAAGGAGGAAAAACATCTCGACGTACGTTAACAACTAAACAAGCAAAAGAGATGTCAAAAATTCGATGGAAAAAGAAAAGAACTTAACCAAAATAAGATTATGTCACTGTGGATGTAAAGGTGCGTTATTAAATAACGAAAATCAATTTCTTTCTGGTCATCATATTCATTATGTAAGAACGCCAGAAAGAAATTTGAAAATGAAACAAATACTCAAACGCAAATGGAAAGATGCAAACTATAGAAATAATGTAATAACGGGTATTAAAAAGGCGTTGAACACACAAGAAGCGAAAATAAAAAAGAGTAAAATATCGCGGCAATTATGGAACGATCCACAATACAGGGAAAAGGTAATGAACGGACTATCACCCGATGTAAGAAAGAAAATAGGAAGAAAATCACGTTCTTTGTGGAAAACAAAAGAATATAGAAATAAAATAATCGAAAAAATAAATAACCCAGAAATGCTAAAGAAAGCGAGTGAAAGAAGTAAAGAGTTATGGGAGAACAATGAATTTAGAACCCGCAATATCGAAGCATTAAATAAACCTTCAGTAAAGAAAAAACAAAGCGAACAAGCGCAGAAACGATGGAAGAACCCTAATTATAGAAAAACGGTAATAGAAAAATCAAATTCTTATGAAAATAGAAAAAGAAAATCAGAAAAATTAAGTAGAGAAAAATCGCATCTATGGAGAGGAGGCGTCTCGTTTGAGCCATACAGTATAGAATTTAATAACACAATAAGAAGGCATATACTCAAACGAGACAATAATGCATGTCAAAATCCAAATTGCGTTAATGGAAAAACATCAAAACACGTTCATCATATCGATTATAATAAAAAGAACACGAGTGAATTAAATCTGATTACATTATGTAATAATTGTCATTCATCGTCTAATCAGAATCGAAAATATCACCAAGCGAAATACACTTCAATCGTACAGTTAAAGTATCCAAGAAAAAGAACGAACTAAAAGGAGAAATCATGACCGCGGCGATCCCGGCGACCTATCGCAGGCAGAAGCCGACCGTCTTATGACACGCGAATGGAGGGTGAGAAAATGAAAACTGAAACTTATGTAGTGACTGTTGAGCGACCCGATGACGTGAGTGTTGCGGAGATGAAAAATTATATCCGCGAAGCCGTCAATCGTTGGTCTAAATGCGGTGATCCCACATCAGGTTTATGGTGGGCTGTTTGCACGTGGGTGAAAAGACTACCGACCGCGGACAGCATACGAAAAAATATCAACCAGAGAAGGGAGAAATAAAATGATAACCAAACCGATGCTGGCCGCTTCCATTGAAAATCTCGACGACATACAATATCCGGTGCTCTGCACGCCAAAACTCGATGGAGTTCGCTGTCTGAAAATTAACGGCCGGGCCGTGACGCGAGCCTTCAAACCGGTACCGAACGCATTCGTACGCGAATTCATCGAAGCCAATTACCCGGACGGCGTGGACGGTGAACTAATGACGCCGAGCCCTGTTGGCACAGCATTTGACGCGGGACCGCTCATGCATCATACCGGCGAGCCGGATTTCGTATTCAATTGTTTTGACTACGTGCCGCGGGGCGACCTGCTGCAACCCTATAAATCTCGCATAACCGTAGTCGAGAGCCTGAATTTGCCTAAATTAATGCCTGTTGTACCCGGTTCTTATATTCGCCGCGAAGCTGATCTACTCGCCTACGAACACCGGTGTCTTGACGCCGGCTACGAGGGTGTTATGCTCAGGTCGCCAGACGGTCCGTATAAATGCGGGCGGTCAACGGTGCGTGAAGGCTATCTGCTCAAGCTCAAACGGTTTGCCGACAGCGAAGCCGTCATCCTCGGCCTCTATGAACAGATGCACAATGCGAATGCCGCCCAGCAGGATGCGTTTGGCCGAACAAAGCGGTCGTCGCATAAAGATAATAAAATCGGCAAAGCGACGCTCGGCGCCTTCTTCGTGCGCGACGTGAAGACCGGCATCGAGTTCAACATAGGTACGGGCATGAATGATGAATTCCGCGCGTGGGCATGGCAGCATCCCCGCGAATGCATAGATAAAATCTGCAAGTATAAATCGCAATCAGTCGGCGTAAAAGACGCACCCCGGTTTCCCGTGTGGCTGGGATTTCGCGACGCCGCTGATATGTCGTAAGTGGAGGCCGTATGATACGCGAAATTAAACGCATCCAAGAAAAGTATATCCAACTCCAAAAACAAAATATCGAATATGTGAGCATATGCGACATAACAAACGACCTCTACCAACTCATACGAGAAATACGAATAAAACGATTACCGAAGTCAGAACGATGATATTCGAGGAGGCCGTATGAACCCGCTCATAGTTATGAGTCTTGACGATAAACTATTTGCGCTCGACTATTGCTGTCGCTGCCTGCGCTCGGCACGCCTGACCGGCGACGGCGAAGCCGTGCTGTTTTGGCTCGACCGGTGGCTTGAATTTATGCTGGAGCCCGTTGAAACGCGAAAACCGGCCGATAACAGCAGCGGCTAACGTCTTAATAAATAAGCGAACCTAAAAATAATAAAAAAGTTCATTAAGAACGTTAAGCCGGGTATAGCGAAAGCCGCCGCGGTCGAGTATAATATAAACGTACGAAGCAACGAGATTGGTACACGCAGAGGGAATGAGGGCGGTGCCCTAATCACCGCCCGATTTCTAAATCCGATTAGGGAGGGTTGAAATTGAGAACGCCGTCTTCAAAGAATTTAATTGCCGCCGTCGAAACCATCGCAAAAAAACCACCTGTAATTCCACCACCGCCTAAGCCAGAAGTAAAACCTCAGCAAACAACCGTACCGCCTCTGCGCGATTCTGAAATCGTATATATCATAAAACTCATCCCCGAATACCGAGAAAATAATCGGTCCCGGCTTATCCTCGAATTAGTCTCAAACAACGATCAAAAAACCATGCCAAAAATTAGATTAAAACCCGGCATGATGATCAAAATAACAAATATGAGTCAGACGGTAGAAGATATGCGAAAAGAAAATGAGGAGCGCCGCAATGCCAAGAAATGACAACAGCTGGTTATTACCAGATATAGAAAAAATACAATTGTACGCAAATAAACTCCAATACATCCAAATACCCATAGAAATTATCTGCGACGAACGTATTCCGCATATCGCTAAACTAATATTTGGTATTGTGCTCGCGACAGGTCGCACAGAAGAAGGCTCATTTTGGGGTAATGCGAAACTGGAGCATTTGCTTGATGTATCTCAGCCTGTAATCAGTAAAGCATACACCACGCTCGAAGCGCTCGGCCTTATAAAAATGGAATTTGATGGACGGCGTAGAGTAGCAAGAAGCTTATATGGAATAGGTCTTGTTAATTCAAAAGAACGAACTCAAGAATATTTATCCCTTTTAGGCAGAGTAAAAGATTCTTTTAGGCAGCCTAAAAGAAAACAATTAGCTAATATAAAACATATAATAAAAAAAGATAATAAGAACCTATATACTACTAACAGCGCGGAAAACCCTCGCGCTGAATCTGACAAAAAAGAATCATCTGTTTCCAGAACGGCTAAACTCAGGGCAGCTAAACAGGCAAAACTTCCAGACCCCGCGATCATGGCCGTCGTCAGCTATTTTAAAACTCGCTGCAAAGAAACGCTCGGCATAGACCTTGACGTTGCATCGAGGGATTGGAAAACAGTCAAGGAAAAATTATCAACTAAGTCAGAAACCGAAATAAAGAAAATTATCGATGACTGCCTGACAAATACAAATACGCAATGGCAACGCGATCATCCAACGCTTAGTATTTTCTTATCCGTGAATACAATCAATCAGCTAAAAGTGAATAAACCGACGGGTACAAATTATACGCCCAAATCAGGATACGTGCATTCAGGAACAGAGTACCCACGGGGAAAACAATATTCAAACGTAGACGGGAGTGTAAAGTGATAACTAAATTAGATGCCGTCCAGTACAATAGAAAATTACGCGAAATAGTAGGCAGTAAAGAGCTGTGGGAGCTGTGCTCATCATTATTCGCGAACGAATTATCGTCACGAGAAATGCTTGATCATTTACTCTATCACATGCTGCTTACGGGCGTGCCGAGCAGATTTCAATCCGCACACCTCGGCGCATTTCCATCAGAGCAGCAAAGAGATGTGTTCGCTGCTCTGTCACAAAACTCAGGGCTTTTCATCCACGGCAAGCGAGGTCGCGGAAAAACCATGCTCGCCTGCGCGGTGCTGCGCGAATTAAAATCACAAGTTGCACACGATTTGTTAAAACAATGCTGGCAGAATGCTGCTCAGGATGGCTACGTCGAACCGCCGACGCGCGCGCAGGTAGACCGTTACGTGGGCACGTGTTTTAGCGAAGCGTTGATGCGCGGGCCGTCAATGCTATTCAAGAATACCGCCGAGCTGATGGATGATATTAAGCGATGCTTCGATGCTGGCGCCGAGACAAACAAGCAAGACCTCGTGGATAAATATGCACAGGTAGACGTGCTCGTGCTTGACGACCTCGGCATGGAGAAGCCGTCCGCGTTTGTCCGCGAGACATTCGACATGATAATCAACCGGCGGTGGAGTGAGGAGAAGATGTGCGTATTTACGAGCAACTTCGACCTGGTGAAGCTGGAGACGCATTACGAGGACGAGGGCCGGATAAGCTCGCGCGTCGCCGGCATGTGCGCGGTCGTCGAAATGGTCGGCAGCGATCAGCGGTTGCGGAACCAAGAGGGTTGAAATAAACGCGGTGCTCAGGCGCGGCGTAGCCGTCGCGCTGGAGCACCCTGGTTATATGTGATTTTAATTCTATTCATTGGAGGAAAAGACCATGGGAGTAAACAGAATAGTTCGCAGAAACCTCAAGCGTTCAGGTGACGCAAGCCACAAGAGAATCATCACCGGCAAGCACGATGAAAACGGATATTCCGTTGACATGCAGAGGTCGCACATGAAATGCACGGACGGGACCGATTGGGTCTGGGTGTTCCATCCGACGTGGGTTGATAACCGTTCGCGGGACAAATACGAAATTCTCGCAGGCCATTGTTCGGAAATGGCAAAGCGTGTTGTTCGCATCAGTGGCCGAAAGGTCGTCGGCATCCCGTCGGGTGCGGTTGGCATTCACATATAACGTTGTTGTGAGGGGCGCGGTTTCAGCGACCCTCTCGACCGTTTTGTTATCTGAGGTTCTATGTTTGAAAAAGTCGAAATAGGCCACGCAACCCTTTATCACGGTGACGCTTTGGAGATCCTTCCGAAACTGTATCCGGTTGACGCTGTGATTACCGATCCGCCGTATCCGAACCGGGCCGGGCATTTCGATGCGGACATAGAAACGGCAATTCAGTTCATGCAGCAATATAAAATTGTTCAGCACTGGATTGTTTTCTGGACCGAAATGGAGCACCCGCCCGTTCCGTTGCCGTTGACTGCCGTGCATATCTGGCACAGGAGCAACACGAACAGGCCAGACAACTACGAACCGTTTTATGAATTTCACGCGAACGGGATAAAGAGAGCAAGCCGGGTATATTCTTATCCGGTCGTCTTTGAAGGATTGACGGGATGCACAGAGGCTACCGGACACCCGGCGCAGAAGAATGAAAAGCTGATGCGCGACATAGTACAGAAAACACGCGGTGAAGTGCTTGACCCTTTCATGGGATCGGGGAGCACGGGCGCGGCCTGTGTGAAGCTGGAACGGAAATTTATCGGAATTGAGAAAGACCGCAAGTGGTTCGATATTTCATGTGAACGGATAGAACAGGCACAAAGGCAGATGTGCCTTTACAGATAACGTCGCAGGTAACAGGCCGCCGCGCTCAGGCGGCGAATAGAGGCACGGTGATTCACGGCGGTCCTGTTGACCGCAGGGTTCGACAACAATTGGTGAGGCCATGAACAGAACAGAGCACCTACTGACATGCCTAGCGGAAGAATGTGCTGAAGTACAACAGGCTGTAGCCAAAGCGCTGCGGTTTGGCCTTGACGATGGCTACCCAGGAACAGACCGGACAAACGCCGCCGACATCGCGCAGGAACTGAAAGACGTGGTTGCTGTGGCTGAGATGCTAGAGGAATGCGGAGCGCTGCCGAACACGCACACGATGCGCGACATTGAGGCGAAGAAGGCCAAAGTTGCGCACTACATGGAATACGCAGAGCAGCGCGGGACATTGGTGTCGAACGCCCGGATGACGGGCGCGGGTCTTGCGGCCCGTCGATACGATGGTTGTGTGGGAGGTAGCATGGAATTAGTAACGTTGCCAGAAATGGAAAAAGGCGCATGGAAAATTGAGCGATTCACGGTTGATCGGACGGACTTCCATTCAGCACTTAGAGGTCGCGGGGTGCCAGTAGGAGAGACGTTCACTAAGGTTACAAGAAACGGATACCTTGTGATGTCTGATACTCCCGCTGAACAGAGCGACCATTGGGAAGCTGTAAGACGCGCAAAAGGCTCTTGCCTTTTGAACGGTCTTGGAATTGGCATGGTGTTGAAAAATATTCTCTTAAAACCGTCAGTAACGGACATTACGGTTGTCGAAATAGCGCAAGATTTGATTGACATTGTAGCGCCGCACTATGCTGACCCACGAGTGACATTTGTTTGTGCCGACGCATTGAAGTATCAACCGCCGAAAGGTAAGCGGTATCAGATGGTATGGCATGACATTTGGGACAATATCTGCGGTGACAACCTGAAAGACATGGAGAAGTTGCACCGGAAATATGGACGGCGCACGGATTGGCAAAATTCGTGGTGTAAATACGAGTGCCAGCGCGGAAGGTAGTTACACATAATGGGCGAGTTGAGCCACCCGAGGAAGGGGCAGGATTATGAGCGTGGACTGCATATCAGATTATTGTAAATATCACAAGGCCGGAATGTGCACCATCGAAATGAGCCACCCATGCCCAGCTCGTAATCCTGTTCCTGACGAAGCGGTTCATCCGCTCGGACGTTTGGTTATGATTTCATTGGAGGACGCGCAATGGCTGAGATAAAACGAGCAGACATTAAACCGTGTGCAAAATGCGGCAAGGGTGTGATGCACACAGGGATTCCTCTTTTTTGGAGAGTAACCATTCAACGATACGGACTCGATGCTGGCGCCGTGCAGCGTGCCGCAGGGCTGGAAATGATGCTCGGAAGCGTGACATTGGCAAACGTCATGGGGCCGAATGAAACACTGGCAAAGCCAGTAATGGATACCACAGTATTAATTCTTTGCGAAGACTGCGCTATGGAACCGTATCCGGTTGCAGCGTTTGCAGAGTTGGTGAAATCATCGGAGACAATATGAAAACAATCTGGAAGTTCCCTATCGAAATAACAACTCATCAAAAAATTCAAATGCCCGTATGCGCTGATATATTACACGCAGACCTCGACCCAGAAGGGACGCCATGCGTTTGGGCACTTGTACAGTTCGACTCTCCGAAAGCGGTAAAAAGTTGGCGTGATATTTTCATCTACGGTACGGGCAATCCGGTATCGAAATGTGAAAAGTATATCGGTACATTTAAGCAAGGCCCGCTTGTGCGGCATGTTTTTTCGTAGCGGTTTGTTGATCGACTGCTATCAGCTAGTGAAGGAGAAGGATTATGAGCGTAACCCGGATACTATGTGAGGACTGCGGATTACCCCTTGTTTATTGTAAATGCGTTTTGGCACAAACAATGCCGGCTCATAAGACTTCTCCCCACGAATCGGGCGGCGTATCTATTTTATGCAGAAATTGCGGAGAGGTATTAAACGATCCAGAAGCGCGTGCAAATCACGAATGCTAAAAGTCGCCCGCACAGCTTCGCGGGCGATCAACACTTAGTTGAGGCGTTAGGGGAAAATTATGGAAAAAGAATATCGCATACTTGTACTAAAAATGCTTTTAGCGATACTGCTAAAACTTGGGAATATGAATGCGCAGGGATGGTCAAAAAGAGAAGCCTCTTTATTTAATGAGGTAGATAAGTTCGTGCGTAAAATGAGCAAATAACGCTTAATTGACCGCCCTTGTGCAGTATAGCGCCTGGTTAGAAAGGATGTATGAAATATATCTACCATTATCATGCTACTTATCAAAAAGTACCAGGAGAGATTGAGCACATCGACGGTATTATTACTGCTGAAAATCCAATAGATTCTATTGCGCGTTATCGGGAAACAAAAAAGAATCTCGAAAAAACCATCGATGTTGACGGTATAGATAGCGAAAAAATTATTGTTGAATCTCTGACACTTTTGCATACTTCTTAACAGGACATAATAATAACCGCAGAAACTATCAGGCAATGCGAAGCGCCTGCGTTCGGAGTGATTATGTTAACAAAAGAGCAAATTATACGAGGTTTGATAAATCCGAGTTCCGGCGATTACGTTGATCTCAACACAAAGGAAAAGGTTTGCGTCTTGTGGGTAGGAGAAGAACCGCATGAATTAGGCAGGTATTCTCTTTGTTTACCGGAACCTATACAGAGACATGCGAGCAGAAATATTTGGGCGCTGGTTGAAAAGGAAATAAATGCGTCAGCGTAAAATAGACAATAGCGTAGAAAAATCCATAGCGACGGGCGCCATAGTCAGCACGGAATATCTGAAAGCCGTGCAGGCAATCTATCACCCCGACCTCGTGGCCGTACCCTTCGTCAAAACCGTGCTCGGCTGGTGTCTGGATTATTACCGCCAGTACGAACGCGCGCCCGAACGTTATATCGCCGATATATTCGCGGCCAACCGGCGTAACGGCCTCGCCGACGACCAGGCCGAATTGATAGCCGACTTCCTCGCAGGCCTCAGCGACGAATTCGAGCACAGCGAAGCCGGTAAGTTCAACGTGCAGTACTGCCTGGACGCCAGCGAGAAGCACTTCGAGGCTCGCAATCAGGAGCTGTTGATAGCCGATATACGTGCGCTACACGCTAAGTCCGCGTATGCTGAGGCCGAGCTGCTTATAGCCGGCTACAAGCGCGTGCAACTTCCGGCGGGTGCAGGTATCGAGCCGTTTACCGATGCCGATGCTATCCGCAGAGCGTTTGACCCTGACAGCCGACAGGAATTATTCCGGCTGCCCGGTGCGCTCGGCGAACTCGTCGGTGCCGTCGAGCGCGAAGACTTCATCGGCATACTAGCGCCAGAAAAACGCGGAAAGTCGTGGAGACTACTTGACCTCGCCGTCCGCGGCCTGCGAGCCGGTTGCAACGTCGCCTATTTTGACGCCGGCGATATGAGCCAGGATCAAGTCGTGCGCCGCCTGCACGCGCGCAACACGCAGCGGTCACCGAAATACGGCGGCGCGATGCTCACGCCCGTACTCGATTGCCGGCATTCGCAGGAGGATACGTGCCGCAGGCCGCAGCGTGTCAGCCGGCGCGGTGTCTGCGAAGACGGCAGAGATAAAACCGGAGCGCTGATTCGCGTGAAGATGGCGTTTGCCGACGTCAGTGGATACCAGCCGTGCTCGGCGTGCTGCCGTGACAACCCCGCCGACTTCCAGGGAGCCGTATGGTACGCAATGGTTGATAGCGAGCAACTCACCTGGCAGCACGCCGTCGAACTCGGCCAGCGGACGGCGGCGCGCAGCCGCAAGCGGTTTAAACTCAGCTGTCACGCGAATAGTACGCTCACCGTCGCCGGAATGGAAGCTGTACTCGACCGCTGGCGCGACGAGGACGGCTTCGTTGCCGATCTCGTCCTCGCCGACTACTTCGACATCTTCGCCGCTGAGAATCCGAAGACCGTTGACAAGCGCCACCAGATTAACGAAACCTGGCAGGCGGGCAGGCGTTTCACTCAGCAGCGGCACGCCGCGCTGATTACCGTCACGCAAGCCGACGCCAACAGCTATGACCGGCGCAGCCTAAAGCTGAGCAACTTCAGCGAGGACAAGCGCAAGTTCGCACATACGACGAAATTTTGGGTACTCAATCAGACCGCTGAGGAGAAGCGCGATATGATTATTCGCATGGCTACGCTGCTCACCCGCGAGGACGAATTCGACGTTGACCGCGAAGTCGTGATTGCCCAGGATTTGCGCCGCGGCCAGCCATATGTATTCTCGTATTTTGCGCACAAGGGCTTATGAGAGAGTTGTCATTATTCACGGGAGCAGGAGGAGGACTACTTGGTACGAAATTACTCGGATGGACAGCCGTCGGTTACGTCGAATGGGACAACTACTGCCAAAAAGTCATCGCGCAGAGGATCAAAGACGGCTGTCTCGACGCCGCGCCCATCTTCACCGATATCCGCGCATTCATCAGTGACGGGTACGCCGCAAGCTATACGGGTATGGTTGATGTCGTCAGCGCAGGATTCCCATGCCAGCCGTTCAGCGTTGCCGGGCGGCAGCGAGGAGCGGACGACGACCGAAACATGTGGCCGGCAACGGCGGCAGTCATTCGCATCGTACGACCGCGATTCGTGTTGCTGGAGAATGTCCCAGGGCTTCTTTCTCACCGGTACTTTGGGACTGTACTCGGGGACTTGGCCGCGCTCGGGTATGATTGCCGCTGGCGTTGCCTATCGGCTGCTGAATGCGGGGCACCGCACAAGCGCGACCGGTTGTGGATTATCGGAGTCGGCCAGGCCGACTCCTCGTGCGGGAAATCCGGGAAGCCGTCCGAACGGGAAGGGCGGGAAAATCTTAAGCGAAGAAGTACGTAAATCTGTATTCCCTACACCATGCGGCGAAGACAGCGAATCGTGTGGCGGTCATCACGGCAGGGCAGATTCTCTGACAGCATTCACGCAGAGATGGCCGACACCGCTTAACGGTTGCACTGATAAATCTCACGATCAGATAAGCGGACGGTATCGTGATGCTATGCGGGTTGCGATGAATAAATGGCCGACACCGAAATGCTCGAATGCAAACGGTGCCGGTATTCACGGCGACGGCGGCATGGATTTACAGACCGCGGTAAAAACGTGGCCAACGCCCGTGCAAAGCGACTACAAGGGTAGTGGACCCGTTGGCACAAAGAGTCAAGCCAGTATGCTGGCTTACGGGCATCTGGCAGCAACGGCAGCAACAGGTCAACTCAACCCGGATTGGGTAGAAGCCCTCATGGACTGGCCGCAGGGATGGACGCGCACGAAGCCTCTCGCCGCCGATGTATGGCAGCACTGGCTACACGCTAACCGATGGCAGGATTGGGAGCCCGACATTCCCCGTGTTATAGTCGGCGCAAAAGATCGCGTCAATCGGTTGAAGGCAATCGGTAACGGGCAAGTACCCGCTTGCGTGGCGGAAATAGGTGCGGAACTCATGAATTTATTTGCGGGCGGGCATAGCGAAAGCCATCACGGCCGAGTATAATAGAGTATACAGAGTGAGCAACAAACACCTACCCGGATACGCCCAGCCGTGACCATTATAGGAGCGGCGAGTCAATGTTTGGCGCGAGGCGTATTTGTTAATTTATGAAGCGCCCGGTACGGAGGCAAGGCCGTGCCGGTATTTAATCACAACCAAACCAGGAGGACAACAAAATGGCACCAAAGTTTAGACGTGCGCTGCTCGCCAGCGTAGCCGCGGAAATGAATGAGGTTATGGGGTTGACGCCGCTTATACAAGAGGATATGGCGGACGACACCCTACTGACGACGATTTGCTATGAGGCGACGGGCCGCGGTATTCTCAAGGACGCCATTCGTGCCGACGACTTCGACAGCGACGACAGCGGAAAGAAAACGTTCACGCCGCCTGTGGCGAAGTTCTTTGCCGACGCCGGTGTGTGGGATGCCGAAGCGCAGGCGCCGATCATGCCGACAGCGGTAAAACCTCGGGCAGCTAAGGCTGAGCCGGTGGCGGTCGATGCCGAACCCGAACTACCGCTCGACGCCTGCGAACAGGCCGAGCATGACGAGATGGAAGCCGGCGAACCTGCTGCCGATCCGATCAAAGAAGTTATGAAAGAAAAACTTAAAAAGTCGAATGTAGTAAAAGAAAAGTCAACGAAACCGGCGAAAGCAGAGGTCGCCGAGAAGGAGGCGGTTGTGGCGAAGACAACTAAGGCGGCGGTAAAGACCGGCGTGTCGCGGGCAACGGCGACGGCGAAGAAGCGGGCGGCGAAGTCGGTAAAAGCGGTGAAAAAAGTTGGTGTGAAGAAAGCCGACGCCGTGGAAAAAGATCGTTTTGGAATTCGTGTCGGGTCTATTCAAGGAAAGGCTCTTGAAATTCTCGCAACAGGTAAAGCCACGATGGCTGATGTAAAAAAGAAACTCGGAAAAACATATTACGGCGCGCTCAATCTCGCCGTCGCCGGCGGATTTAAAGTTGAAAAAAACGAGAACGGGACGTACAAAATAACTTCAAAAAAGTAGTGTCAATTATAGCGCGGATAGCTCAAATCTATCCGCGCTATCTCGTAAAGGACGGGGTATGTCGAAAAAACCAATACTTCCCAATTTCGGATTTACTGAAACGATAATAGATAAAGAATGGCAGGGGATGCCGGAATATAATCAAAACGACCTGACTTCTTATAAACAAATTATCGTACATTTTGATTGTGAAGAAGATATACGCGCATTTGAAAAATTAATAGGACGTAAAATAACAACAAAAACGCGTTCGATTTGGTACCCAGAGGCTAAAATAGGACATTTTGCAGATAAAAGGTATGTAGATGAATCCTAATTATCCTGTTTATATTATTTCAAAAGGTAGATGGGATACGAGGTTAACGAGTCGTGCACTTGAGGATTTACGAGTCCCGTATCATATCGTTATCGAATCCCAAGAGTACGATAATTATGCCGCCGTAATTAATCCGAAAAAAATATTAGTATTGCCTTTTTCAAATCTCGGACAAGGTTCTATTCCCGCTCGTAATTGGGTATGGGAACACTCTATTTCTATCGGAGCCGAACGTCATTGGATACTCGATGATAATATCAGTGGGTTTTATCGTTTCAATCATAATCTAAAAGTACCGGTTACATCAGGTACTATATTTAAAGTCGCTGAGGATTTTACGGATCGTTACGAAAACGTCGCTATTTCAGGATTTCAATATTTTATGTTCGTAGTAAGAAAAACTATTATACCACCTTTTTATCTTAATACTCGTATCTATTCTTGTATTTTAATTAAAAACGATATATCCTATCGTTGGCGTGGACGATATAATGAAGACACTGATTTATCAATTCGCGCGCTTAAAGACGGGTATTGTACGATATTATTTAATGCATTTCTTGCATTTAAATCAACAACAATGACAATGTCGGGTGGAAATACTGATGAACTATATAAAGATGACGGTCGTCTAAAAATGGCGCAATCATTAGTCGATCAGCACCCGAGTATAGTAAAAATAACGTGGAAATTTAATCGCTGGCAGCATAGCGTTAATTATAGTCTGTTCAAACGTAATAAATTAATACGAAAAAAAGGAATACGAATACCGGAAGGCGTCGATAATTACGGTATGGTATTACGAAATATAAAAGGAGAATGAAACCGTGAAAATCAACCGCAAAGAATTACTCGCTGCACTCGAAGCCGTACGACCGGGATTAGCGGCACGAGATTTAATCGAACAATCGACCGCATTCGTATTCCAGGCAGGCCGCGTATACACGTATAACGACGTCGTCGCCGTCAGCCACCCGTGCCCGGCGGGTCTCGCCGGTGCCGTGCAGTCGAAGGAACTCCATGCACTGCTCACGCGACTCGCCGACGACGACCTCGAAGTCGAAACGACGGCTGACGAAATGCTCGTCCGCGGTAAGCGCAGCAAAGCGGGAATTACCTTGCAAACAGAGATTACGCTGCCCCTCGGCGAAGTCGGTGCGCGGAAAACGTGGACTGCCCTTCCTCAGGGTTTCGCCGCCGCCGTCAAATTTGTGCTGTTCTCGGCGGGAGCCGATATGACGAAGCCGTGGTCAACTGCCGTGCACGTAGCCGGCTCGACGGTCGAGACCTGCGATAATTTCCGCCTGACCCGATACCTGCTGCCAGCGAAAAAAGGCGTCGTATCGAAGATTGATGCCGACCTACTCATTCCGGCGGTGGCTTGCGCCGATCTCGTCAGCTACGCGCCAACCCACTATTCGGCAGACGATCAATGGGTACACTTCATGAACGCAGCCGGTACGGAATTCAGTTGCCGCACGGTCGCCGATAAGTTCCCCGACCTCAGCCCGTTCGTCAACCGCGAATGGCAGCACGAGGTTGAGTTCCCCGCAGATATGACGGAAATATTGGAACGTGCTAAGGTATTTCTCGTCGGCGATAAAAACGTACAGCCGGTAGTTAGCGTGAAGGCGTCATCGGGCCGACTGACGGTGTCGGCAAAAGGTGGAGCCGGTTGGTTCGAGGAAGTCGTGCGCGTAGTCGCGAGTAAAGAAGCCTTCGAGTTTCTCATAAACCCGAACGCGCTCGCCGACATGCTGGCGACGCTCAAAGACTGCGAACTCAGCGCCGACAAATCCGTGCTCAAATTTGAAGGCGATAATTTCATCCACTGCTGCGCGACGACAGTAGAATGAGGCGCGTATATGTAGCCGGTGCGTATAGCGCGGATAACGTCGTCGGCGTACTCAATAATATCCGTGAAGGTATACGATTATCGACCGAAGTGTTACTCGCCGGATACGCACCGTTCTGCCCGTGGCTGGATTTTCACTTTCAACTTATGCTGAGAGGCGACGAACGTCTCGCCGTCGTCGATTACTATCGCTACAGTTTGTCATGGCTCGACGTCTGCTCGGCTGTATTACTCGTGCCCGGTTGGGAGAATAGTCGGGGCACGTTGGCGGAGATCGAACGCGCACAGCAACTCGGTATCCCCATATTTAAATCAATAGCGGAATTGAAAGAGAGTCTACGAATTGAGAACGACTAATACATACGCTGATTTTTTACAGAGAAAAACGCATCTCGGGTCATTCGGCGGATTCGCGCCGTTGTCGATGCCCGATTTTCTTTTCGATTTCCAACGTGCGCTACTTGACTGGGGAATACGAAAGGGACGCGGAGCCTGGTTTGCCGATTGCGGACTCGGTAAAACCCCTATGGAACTCGTGTGGGCGGATAACGTCGTACGTAAAACGAATAAGCGCGTGCTCATACTTACCCCTCTCGCCGTAGCCCATCAAACAATAAGTGAAGGCGAGAAATTCGGTATCGAATGCCGACGGTCCCACGCCGGTGAATTGTTTCCGGGTATCGTCGTAACGAATTATCAACGCCTACATATGTTCAACCCCGCCGATTTTATCGGCGTCGTATGCGATGAGAGTTCGATTTTAAAATCATTTGACGGTCAGACTAAAACAGCGGTGACCGAATTTATGCTTAAGCTACCCTATCGTATGCTCGCTACGGCAACAGCTGCTCCTAATGATTATATAGAACTCGGTACGTCCAGCGAAGCTCTCGGCGAACTCGGTGCTATGGATATGCTCAATCGTTTCTTCAAGAACGATCAAAATAACTCTAAAGTTGGCAGACATTACGGCGAGGTAGTGAAGTGGCGATTTAAGGGCCACGCAGAAACCGCGTTCTGGCAGTGGGTATGCTCGTGGGCGCGTGCCGTCAGAAAGCCGTCTGACTTGGGATTCGCCGACGACCGTTTCATACTACCCGCATTGACCGAATACGATCACGTCGTAAAAAATAAGCACGTGCCCAAAGGTATGTTTTTTGTCGAGGCTGCCGTCGGATTAAAAGAACAACGCGATGAACGCCGGCGAACAATTGTCGAACGCTGTGAGAAAGTAGTCGAATTAACTCAGCATAAAAAACCCGCGTTGATATGGTGTCATCTAAACGACGAAGGCGATATACTCGCAAAAGAAATACCGGGAGCCGTACAGATAAGCGGCAAAGACAGCGACGAAGAAAAAGAAGAAAAGTTCCTCGCGTTCACATCGGGGCAGATTAAAAAACTCGTGACTAAGCCTAAAATAGGCGCGTGGGGTCTGAATTTTCAACACTGCAACCATATCGTCACTTTCGCCTCGCATTCCTATGAGCAATATTATCAGGGTGTGCGCCGCTGTTGGCGATTCGGTCAGGAAAAACCGGTACGGGTAGATCGCGTGACAACTGAAGGCGAAGTTTTAGTTATGAAAAACCTTTCGCGTAAAGCCGCTGCCGCCGATAAAATGTTTACCACGCTCGTCAGCTGTATGAACGATGCCGTACAGATTGATAAAAATAAATACTTTACCGAGAAAGAAAAGGTGCCCGCATGGCTGTCATAACGCAAAAAATAACCGAACAATACGCGCTATATAACGGTGACTGCATCGAAGTTATGGCGAAAATGCCGAATGAGTCCATTCATTTATCCGTATACTCGCCGCCATTCGGCGGATTATATCATTATTCGAGTAGCGAGCGCGATCTGTCTAATTGTAAAGACTACGATACGTTTTTTGAACACTACGCTTTTGTTGTCCGCGAACTCGCCCGGCTCACGATGCCCGGACGCATGACGGCGGTACACTGTATGGACGTACCGTCGAGCAACAGCGGAACCGATCATCTCAAAGATTTTCCCGGCGATATTATACGCTTGCACGAAAAAGAAGGCTGGAATTATATTGCCCGGTATTCGATATGGAAGGAACCGCTCGGCGTGCGCAATCGCACGATGGCAAAAAATCTTGCGCATAAAACTATTGTCGAAGACTCATCTCGTTGTAGCGTGGCGAGTGCTGATTACCTCCTCGTATTTCGGCGTAAGGGTCAGAATAAAATACCGATCGCGCATCCGACTGGATTACTTGAATATGTTGGCGAACGAAAGATACCCGCGGATCTTATGAAATTTCGCGGTCATAAAGGCAACCAAATCGAAAACAGATATTCGCATTGGATCTGGCGACAGTACGCATCCGCATTTTGGGATGATATTCGCTTGCAACGAGTGCTCCCGTTTAAGGCATCGCGTGAACAAGACGATGAAAAGCACGTTCACCCGCTACAACTCGATGTAATCGACCGCACTATTGTGTTGTGGTCGAACCCAGGCGAAATAGTACTGACTCCGTTTATGGGTGTCGGCTCAGAGGTATACGCTGCCGTATGTGCGGGACGCAAGGGAGTCGGCATAGAATTAAAAACCGCATACTATCGGCAGTCGATAAAAAACGTTGAGGCTGCCGCCGAAGGTAAACGCGACGTAGAACAACGCGGGCTATTTGAAGACGCCGAGATAAACGAAAGCGAAATAGAGGGTTGAGATGGCAGGCCTCGGCTTCTTCACTAAACAACCGGTAACAAATAATACGGTGAAAACGACGACTGTGCTTCGCAAGGCTGCGTCGCGGCCCGCCCACGTCTTGCCGCCCGTGCTTGCCGTTGCCACGCCCGCCAGCCCGCCGGTATTGCCTAAGGCGAAGCCTGCCGCAGGCGGTAAGCCGCAGGCGGAACTCGACATCGAATGCTACTCGAATTATTTCCTCGTCAAATTTAGGCGGCCCTGCGGTACCTATATCGACTTCGAGATGGACAATAATTTCAGCGACGCCGTTCTCGATCGCGACGGCATCCGCAGACTGCTGGCGCGCTACGAAATCGTAACTTTCAACGGCACACGCTTCGACATACCCCTGCTGAAATATGCGCTGCAATACGACGGCTGCACGACTGCCGATCTGAAGGCATGCGCCGACGACCTCATAAAAAACGAACTCGCGGTATACCGGTTCGACGAAAAACACGGCTTGCGCGACCTCAACATCGATCATATCGATCTGAGTCCGTTGACGCCGATGATGACTGGCCTCAAGCTATGCGGAGCCCGCCTGCATAGTCCTCGCCTGCAAGACTTGCCGTATGCCGACGACACAGTACTCACCGCCGACCAGATGGACGCCGTCTGCGAGTACTGCGGCAACGACCTCGAAGTTACAGCAGCGCTGAAAGCCGAATACGCTGAGGACATAGCGCTACGTCGCGATCTCGGCGCAAGGTATGGTGTTGACCTGCGCAGCCGCGGCGATGCTCAGTGTGCTGAGGATATTTTCCGAGTCGAGGCCGAGCGGCGCAGCGGAAAGCGCACGGTAAAGCCGAGGGAGTCGCACGCCAAAGAGTTTTATTACAAGATTCCCGACTTTATCAAATTTATCGATCCCCAGCTAAACGCGGTCCTCGACGTACTGCGTGCCGAAAAATTCACGGCTAAGCCTGTCAACAAGGGCATAGCTGGCCCCGAGAAGTTAGCCAAGGCGAAAATCAATCTTGGCGGCATGACATATGTTATGGGTATCGGCGGCCTGCACAGCACGGAAAAGTCGGCGTTTCACCTGGCTGACGACGACTTCGATTTATGGGATTTTGACGTTACCAGCTATTATCCGGCGATCATTCTGAACAGCGGTCTCTACCCGCCGAGCATCGGTCGCGTGTTTCTCGACATATACAGGGACATTGTCGACGAACGCATCGCCGCCAAAAAGGCCGGCGATAAGATTAAGGCCGACGGTATGAAGATTACGGCAAACGGAGCCTTCGGTAAACTTGGCAGCCCGTGGTCAATTCTATACGCTCCCGAGCTTATGATACAAGTCACGCTTACCGGCCAGCTGTCGATCCTCATGCTTATCGATAGACTAACACATCACGGCCTACAGGTCGTATCCGGTAATACCGACGGGGTCGTCGTTAAACCGCGTCGCGATCAGGAAGACTTGATGCGAACTATCATAGCGAGATGGTCGCGTCAGACTGGGTTTGACGTTGAGTCAACTCACTACGCCGGCCTGTGGAGTCGTGACATTAACAATTATCTCGCTGTAGGCCATGACGGCCAGGTGAAGGCTAAGGGGACATTCGGTTACGCCGGCCGCAAGAAAAATCCCGAATACGACGTCTGTACGGACGCGCTCATCGCTTACTTTAAACACGGCGTGCCCGTTGAGGAAACCGTGCGCGCGTGCGCCGACATCCGCAAGTTCATCAGCGTCCGCCAGGTAAACGGCGGCGCGGTGAAAAACGGTGAGTACCTGGGCCGAGTCGTACGCTGGTATTACGGCGTCGGCGAGACCGGATTCATTGCGTATAAAACTAACGGTAACAAGGTTCCGCAGTCGGATGGCGCGCGGCCCGTCATGATGCTACCTGCCGAGCTGCCCGGCGATATAAACTATGACTGGTACGTGAAGAAATGTTCGAGTTTATTTTACTAATAGGAGAATAACGGATGCCATTACACCTTTCATATAGACCCGCTGAACTCAAGCAGATAGCCGGCAACCGAGAAACCGTCGCCGCTCTCGAAGCCGTACTCAGTCGCACGAAGGATTTCCCTCACGCCATGCTCTTCACCGGGCCGTCGGGTACGGGTAAGACGACGCTCGCGCGTATCGTAGCCGCACGCCTGGGTATAGCCGCAGGCGATCTCCGCGAGATGAATATCGCAAACCTACGCGGTATCGACAGCGCGCGTGAGATACAGGAACAAATGCGTTTGCGACCGATGAATGGCCGAGCACGCGGCTTCATCCTCGACGAAGTCCATATGGGGACGAAAGAGTTTTTTAACGCCATGTTAAAACCTATGGAAGATGCACCCGAACACGTATATTTCTTTCTGTGCACGACCGACCCGGCGAAGCTGCTCGCGACCATCAAGAACCGTTGTCACGAATTCAAAACAGAGGCGCTGGCGGCGAAGACAATAGCCGAGCTTTTACGCGGCGTGCTCACTGCCGAGAATATGAGCGTTCCCGACGAAGTGCTCGCGCAGATATGCGAAGACGCTCAGGGCAGCGCACGCGCGGCGCTCGTCGTGCTCGATAAGATAATTGACATGAAACCCGCTGATATGCTCGAAGCCGCGCGTCGTACTGCTGCCGAACAAAACCAGTCGATAGACCTCTGCCGTGCCCTTATTCGCGGCGACCGGTGGGAAGCCGTTGCGAAGATACTGGCAGGGCTCGGTGAATACGAGGTCGAGAATTTAAGGCTGGCCGTTCTCGGTTACTGCCAAGCTGTTCTGCTCAAAGGCGATACGCCGCGCGCGTGGACGGTACTCGATGCTTTTCGCGACCCCTTTGATCGTATGGGTAGGCCGGGCGTCGTATGGGCGTGCTATATGTGCGCAAGCCAGCAGAAATAAATGAATTCGCATTGGAGAAAAGGAATCAGCGCTTGGAAAATCAAAGGTGTTTTATACATCAGTGTCGTTTTTAGTTGGCAGCTTGCCGAAGCGAAAATTTTAGCCGTTCAGCATAAAGGAAAAACAATAATCGGAGGCCCGGCAGCGATAACCCATAAAAATAAAATAGACTGGGCGAATGTACAGGATGATTGTTCATACGACACTCTATCTATGCATAATCCATTTTGTACTTTCACAAGTAGAGGGTGTATTAGAAAATGTCCTTTTTGTGTTGTACATAAAGTAGAAGGAGAGTTATTAGAACATACTGATTGGAAAATTGCGCCGATTATTTGTGATAATAATTTAACAGCGACTTCTAAAAAACATTTCGCGGCTGTTATAGAATCCGTGAAGCACTTTCCGTACATAGATATTAATCAAGGTATGGACGCAAGATTATTTACAAGTTGGCATGCTGATCAGTTACAAAAACTAAGCGCTGTGAAAATAAGATTTGCTTTTGATAATATCGACGAAGAGAATAAAGTGATCGACGCTTTCAAATTATGCCGAGACAAAGGGTTTAATGATTTCGGTTGTTATGTTCTTATTGGGTATAATGATAATCCAGATGAAGCCCGTTATAAATTAGAACTTTTGAAAAAAATAAAAGTGTATCCTATGCCGATGCGATACCAACCATGGGATACTAAAGTAAAAAATAGTTTCATAGCAGAGGGATGGACGCATCAATTATTACAAGATACTATGCGCTATTATTCTAATTCTATTCGTTTTGGAGGTTTTGATTTCGATTCTTATAGAGACTTCACTCACGGAAGCAATAAACTCACGGGAAAAATACAAAGTATTAAATCATTTTTTAATAAATAAATCGCCGCTGGGCATAGCGAAAGCCGCTGCCGGCGAGTATAATAGAGTATACAGGAGAACGGTGAATGAATAAGCCTAAAATAATAGGTCTGGCCGGACGCGCGTACGCTGGTAAGACAACCGTTGCCGATCACCTTGTCAAGACCTACGGATTCGTTGCCGTCGCTAATGCGGACGCCCTCAAGACGATGCTCATCACAGCGGGCTTGTGTACGCATGACGAATGCTATGTTAAGAAGACCGAACGCAGCCGCGAACTCATGCAGAAAGTCGGCACGGAGATATTTCGTAAACAAATACATCCTGATTTCTGGATGCAGCGGACGGCGAAGCGTATTCACGAATTGATGGCGGCTGGTAAGTCAGTGGTTGTCCACGACATACGTTTTCCAAATGAGGCGAAGCTCGTCGGCGCATACCTGGGCGCGGGACTCGTCGTTAAGCTGGAGCGCATTAATACCGACGGCAGCCCATATCGAGGTGCTCATGCCGAGGCGAACGAGCACGACAGCGAGCGCCTGGTCGATACCATTAACTGCGATTGCACGGTGACATGCGAGACCGGTGTTCCCGTGCTTATCGCCGCCGTCGAGACGCGGCTCCGGGAATACGGGTTTATAGGAGAACAGGAATGAAGATAATCAGGCAAGGCTGGAGTTTTGAAGAGCCAGTAGACGGCGAGGCAATACTGGCAAAGATCGAACGCGCCGGTCGTACCTGCTACAAGAGCGAGGACAAGATCACATCCGAGTCAGCGCGTAAGTTCGTTGCCGGATGCATCAAGAGCGGTCACCATAGCGTTATCGAACACCATAATATCAGCGTGCGCATCGTAACTGATCGTGGCGTGACCCATGAGATTGTCAGGCACCGGCTCGCCGCCTACAGTCAGGAAAGTACGCGGTATTGTAACTATAGTGGCGATAAGTTTGGCAACGAGATCACCGTAATCCTGCCGGTATATTTTTATAACGAAAGCAGTCCGCGTCTATTACGAGATACTCAGTGTCGATCACAATATTTATTATGGGAAGAAGCTATGCTTCAATCACAGGCACTTTATTTTAATCTGCTTGCAAACGGTCAAACCCCGCAACAAGCGCGCTCTGTGCTACCGAACAGTCTGAAGACTGAAATTGTAATGACGGCGAATATTCGTGAGTGGCGTCACTTCTTCACGCTACGTGCCGATAAGAAAAGTCATCCGCAGATGGTTGCACTTGCCGCCGATATGCTTACCGGTTTTCGCGACGCCGTTCCCGTGCTATTCGACGATATTCACCCGGAGGTAAAATAATGTTGGACTACGAAAAAGACCTCGTCATAGATTTGTTGGCGCTGCACACCGAATGGAATAATCAGCCGCGGGTCTTCATGCGATATAGCCGGGCACTTGCCGATAAACGTGATGAACTTGTCCGTGCCGAACAACGAGCTGATGTTGAACGCGCGGAAGCCGATAAACGCGCGCGTCAGCGGCATGTTGCCGACGAAAAGAAACCCACAGAAGCTGTTATCAACTCCGAGATACTCACTGATACCGAGTGTAAGAAATTCACCGAAATTGTATTCGTGCTCAAACATGAAACCGATATATTACAAGCAGCTGTACGCGCCTTCGATCAGCGCAAAGACGCTCTCGAAAATCTCGTCCGGCTACACGGTCAGCAGTATTTCGCCGGTCCCGCCGTACCCTACGAAGTCGGCAGGCAGTTTGTCGAGGCTGCCGGCGAGGCCGAGCGCGGCGAATCCCGCGAAAAAGCGGTTGAGCGAACGCGGAGGCGGTCGTGAAAAATCAACCCGAGTATATTGAAATCTGGAAAACAGAAATGCGGATTTATCATGGCACTATCGCCTGGGGATGGCGGATGTACGGTATCGGATATAAAACGAAATGGTTCCTGGGATTTTCCATGCAAGTAATCCCTCGGATTATTGATGCAAAAATAATAAAATTTGAGAAACCATAAAGGAGGCAGTACAATGACCAGAGAAAGAGAATCATCGGCACGCGGTTCAATGCGCGACGCCGCCCGCAGGCGGGCGACTGAGACTTCACACGGAGGCGGTGGCTACAGCATCAACTTGCCGGAAGGCGTGGCTTTCTTCAAGAACGACGGCAAGAAGGTTGAATTCGACGTCATTCCGTACACGGTGAGCGACCGGCGTAACCCCGACGTAATCGCGGGACGCCTCAAAGTCGGCGACATGACCGACGCGCGTATGTACTGGCAGCATAGCGACATCGGCAGCGATCAGAAGCCGTATATATGCTTGAAGACCGTCGGCCAGCGGTGCCCGATATGCGAGGCGCATGCCGCCATGGCGAAGAATCCGAAAGCCGATCCGAAGGACGTGAAGGCGCTCAAACCGAAAATGCGTATGCTGTACAACGTGATCGACGCCGCCGACAACAGCGGTAAAGTTATGGTCTGGGATGTCAGCTATTACCTGTTCACCAAACAGCTTGAACACGAGCAGCGCGAAGTCGAGGAGTACTACGGCTACGCCGACCCCGATGCCGGTTACACGCTGCGCATTCGCTTCGAGGAGAAGTTGTTGCCGGGCAGCAGCAAGCCGTTTTATGAAGCCGATCGCATTGACTTCGACAAGCGCAAAGCACTCAGCGACGCCGACCTCAAGGCCGCCGTCGATCTCGACGCCGCGCTGAAGATACTCACATACGAACAGCTTGACGCCGTCTTCCTCGGCGTAGACGGCGAACCCGCCGGTGAAGCCGAGCCGACGCCAGCCGCTGATCCCGCACCCCGCAGTACTCGTGGCGCCCGCGACGCCGCGCCGACCGCCGACGAAACCGAACAACCTGCACGCAGGCAGCGCGCTGCCGAGCCCGTAGGACAACCGGCTCCGGCGCGCGGACGCCCGGCTGAAGACAAAATTCATAGCAAAGACCCGGACGTCGAGCGTGCTGCCGGCAAACATGCTGTCGATCCCGATCAGGATTGTCCGGGCGGCGGCGTATTCGGCCGCGACGAATCCCAGCTCGACCACTGCAACGATTGCAGCGAAGACAAGTGGAAGGCCTGCCGTAACGAGAAAGACAGGCTGGCAAAAGAGAAGACGAAGCCTGTTGAAGAACCGCGGCGCGGCCGGCGGTAGTTATGTATCTGTTAAGACTGATGTATAAAAGGAGGACATCGTGGCACAAAAAGAAATCGAAACGATCACGCTAAATAACGTCGAGTACGTGCGTAAAGACAGCGTCCTGCCGTTACAAAATAACACGGAAACGTTCCCGTATGTAATCGGCAAGCTCTATTTTATCCGCACTGTTACATTTTATTACATCGGCAGATTGCTTGCGGTAACGTCGGCAGAACTTATAGTTGATCAATGCTCATGGGTAGCCGATACCGGCAGGTTTGCGGACGCGCTTAAAAACGGAACGATTAGTGAGAACGAACCGTTTCCGGATGGCCAGGTGATCATTGGTCGCGGTACGATTGTCGACGCCCACGTATGGGCAGGGTCTGCTATGAGGAGTCAAAAATGACGGCGGCCGTACTTCGTATCGGATTGGAAAATAGCCGGAGCTGGAGCCGGAGCTGGAGCGGGAGCCGGAACTGGAGCTGGAGCCGGAGCCGGAGCCGGAGCTGGAGCTGGAGCCAGAGCTGGAGCCGGAGCCGGAGCTGGAGCCTGAGCCGGAGCCAGAGCTGGAGCCGGAGCTGGAGCTGGAGCGGGAGCCGGAACTGGAGCGGGGTAACATAGCCTTGCCGCGACCCGTTGAAAAGACTTGCCTCACCTGCCGGCAGCCGACGCAGGCCATGATCAACTCAGCGCAATGCCTGGGTTATCGTAGCCGCGACGATATTATTTACCGGCTGCCGGCAGGTGCTGATTGCTGGCGGGCTGCCGACGTCCAGTGGTCAGCGGCTCAGGCGAGCGCGTATGCGAAATTCATCGGCGTGCCGATGTCGAGGCCGACGCTGATAAAATTCGTACGTGACAATAACGCCGGCTGGCAACTCGGCACAGGACGCTGGGTAATATACCCGGACAAATTCAGACTGCTGTTAAGGATTAAAAATGCCCAGAACTAACGAAACATCCGTCTGCGAACAGATAAAGCAGCACGCGCGCAAACCGGTGGAAATAAAAAGTAAGGTAATAGACCGGGCGCGTCTCGTGCCGTCGGGCAGCACAATGCTCAACCTCGCCTGTACCGATACTGTTCACGGCGCTTTTCTGCTCGGCGAGTTTACGAATATTGTCGGCGGCTTCAGCACAGGTAAAACCAGCGGCACTCTCGAAGTATTCGCGGCTTGCGCCCAGCAGAAACGTTTCGACAATCATCGATTTATATTTGATGAACCCGAACGCAGCAATGAATTCGATATGGAAAAGCAATACGGGAAGCGCGTGAGCTCCCGCATCGAACCGCCGGCTCGCGATAAAGACAGCGAATCCGTGTATTCGCGTACCGTCGAAGATTTTGAGATCAACCTGCGACGCGCTATCAAAGGCAGCCGGCCGGTTATATACGTACTCGACAGTTTTGACGCACTGACCAGTGAGCAAGAAGTCAAAAAGTCTGACGCGCGCGTGGGCAAGGCTGACCGTAAAAAGCGCGGCGAAGAGACTGAGAAGGATAAACAAAAAATAGCCGGTAGTTATGGCATGGAGAAAGCCAAGGGATCGAGTTCGTTGTTCAGACTGGTAACACAAGACCTCAAGGATACGCAATCGCTGTTGATAATAATCAGCCAGACCCGCCAGGAAATTGACCCGATGAAGGCGAGTAAGTATCGACGTAACGGCGGCGACGCCCTCGACTTCTATGCGAGCCATGTCATCTGGTTATCGTGTATAGAACGTATTCGGGACACCGTGCATAAACGACAGCTCGGCGATTGGGTACGCGCTAAGATTGACAAGAACAAGGCAACGGGTAAAAAACGCAGCGTGGACTATCCAACCTATGTTGGTTACGGCATAGACGATATCGACTCGATGATTGAATTTCTTATTGCCGACGGCGAGCTGACGAGCACGTCGTTGTCGTGGGCAGGCGAACCCTTTCGTTCGCGCAAAGCACTCATTGCTCATTTTGACGGCGACAAGAACGCGTTCACCGCTCTGCGCACTGCGGTTGCTGAACTCTGGATGAAGATCGAGGCCGACATCAAGTTAGACCGACGACCGAAATACATATAATGAGGATGGAACATATTGGAATAAAAATTAGTGAAGAAGAGGAGAAATAACAATATGTGGGTGCTTTTAGTCATTTTATTTACGCATAGTAATTTTACGCATTATAATGTTGGGCTCGTAACGACACAAGAATTTACATCAAAAGAAAAATGTGAAAGAGCTGTTATGATGATAAATTCTCAGCTTGTATCACACGACATTGGTTCTCCAATCAGAGTTATATCGGCAACTTGTATACAAAAATGAGTCTAATATCGGCATGAGGCTGAGAAAGGGGAAGACTCTTGCAAGGCAAGCCGGGCGGCCTTAGCACCCGCCCGGCAACTATAAATTATGATAAAATCAGCGGCGATAAAAAGAATAGCTGACGGTAAAATATGGACGGGACGAAACCACGGCGATATCATCCGAACTTTGATCATCGGCGAAGGCGTGGATTATGTAACGCGCGAAAACTTTATTAAAGGCTTCATTTCCGAAAGCCGAGGTTTTGTCGACAGGAGGCTTGCGATGGCCATAGCCATATGCAGCGGCCAAATAGCAGCCAAAAATTCTCGAGCCGAACTGTATTCAGAAATGCTCGTGCTATAATGCCATCATACTTTTGCTGCGTGTGTGAGAAAATGATTACGATAACCGTTCACGTTAAAAATCCGGCAGCGGTTGTTTGCGAATCATGTCTGCCAAAAGAGGTGTATAACGATGAAATTAAATCTAGCGAATTGTATAATACTAGCCGCAGTGATGTTGGTTGTTTCTGCACCCGCGTGGGCGGTTAATAAAGACGCTGAGGAAAATATACGGTTAATAAAAGCCGTCGCCGAGCAAGTTGGTGTGGAGGCCGCGATCTGTTTGGCTATAGTCAAGACAGAAAACAGTCGGTTTAGCACGACCGCATTTAATGATAACAAAATCGGACGCGGCCACGCCGACATTAGACAAAGCCACGGCTTGTTCCAACTCACCTATGTTACCGGTAAATCGTTCGGCATAAAAAAACGCGGTGACTTATACGATAAAAAGAAAAACGCAGTGGCCGCCATTAAATTCATAAAATATCTGCTCAACAAATATCCGCATAGTAGCCTCGCTGATATAGCGCAACGTTATAACCTCGGCGAGACTCGATTCCGACGCGGTGCGACGGCACAGGCGTACGCAAAACGATTCATGATGTACTATCACGGATATCGGGCCACGCCCGGCGGAGCGATTCGCTGATGCTAATTATAAAAATAGGCACGCTATGCATACCGATGGCGGGCAATACAACAACGAACGCCGCTATCAGAAAAGCGAAACGCATGAGTGCTCAGTCGTTTTCAATTTATCGTGCCGAAAAGATATTTACTTTCGCCGCACGTCGCGGTAAATATATCAACACGACGCCGAAGGTGAATAAATGAAGCCTATAAAATTTCCGCAAGCGAATACTAACTTAATAAAACCGGACGACATGACGGATGAACAATGCGGAGAATTACCGGTATATCGCGGTGCGGCCGAAAACGGTTTTCCCGTATACATCTCGTGTTTTGAACTAGACGAGCAGGAATTACTCGACGTGTTGCAAACAAAAAAGATATGGGTTCACGTATACGCGGCCAGTCATCCGCCGATCGCGTTAGATTGTGCCGACCCGTGGAGAAAGAATGATCGTGGAGAAAAGGAGGCGTGATTAATGTCTATTTGTGTGGGCATAGACCCTGGCATCACCGGCGGCGTCGCCGTACTATACACAACGCGCGGTAGGGCCGTCGTCGATACGGTGAGTCTGTACGACACGCCCGTCGAGCAAAAAAAGAAATCGAATGGGAAGAATAAAACCGATTACCTGCCGTCTCAGATGGCCGGTATTTTATCAGATCATGTCAGCGGTCAGCAGGATGTGCACGCATTTATCGAACAGGTATCGGCTATGCCCGGCCAGGGTGTGACGTCGATGTTTGGTTTCGGTAAAGGCTACGGTATCTGGATAGGCATACTCGCCGCTCTCGGCGTACCGTACACGTTTGTCACACCGCAGCGCTGGAAGAAAGAACTCATGCAGGGACAGCACGATAAGGAAGCCGCTGTAGGCCGCGCCCTTCAACTCTATCCGCAGTGCTCGGCAGAGCTAACGGTACGGCGGGGTGCGGTCACTAAACCGCAGGCGCTTGGCCGAGCCGATGCTCTGCTGATAGCCGAAGCCGGCAGGAGGTGGATGAAATGACAGTTGATGAATTATTCGACGCATTGCAGAAAGCGCGAAATCTCGGCATGGGTTATCAGGTCGTCATTGTTTCCCATAACAGCGGTTGTGCAAAAGATGCAGTCGAAGACGTAGTTATAGAAGGCACGCGAGTGTATATTAAATGTTGAATTCGATACAACTTCATAATTTCCAAAGCCATCGCGATACGCGTCTCGACTTCGCTGATGGCGTGAACGTGATTATTGGTTCCAGCGATTCGGGAAAGACTGCCGTTCTGCGCGCTCTCAACTGGGTCGTCAATAACAGGCCCGGCGGCGACGCATTTCGCAGCCGACGGGGCGGCGATACGATAGTTGAAGTCGAATTATCCGGTATGAGTGTTGTCCGAAAAAAAACAGATAGGGTAAACTCATATCAAATAAGTGCGGGCGGAAAGACAGTAACCGATACGGTCTTTAAAGCGATGGGAGCCGGTGTTCCTGCTGAGGTGGAAAAAGCACTTGGATTGACCGCTGTCAATATTCAGTATCAACTTGACAGTCCGTTTCTCCTATCCTCCGACTGGAGCCCCGGTCAGGTTGCCGAATACTTAAACGAAGTCGCCGGGCTCGATGTGATTGACCGCGCCGCCGCCGGTATAAACGCGGTTTGCCGGCGCGTGACGGCGGCGGCCGACGCCGAATGCACGCGGCTCGCCGACTTGGAAACGCGGCTGGCCGCTCTTGATTATATCGATGCCGCGGAGGCCGCTGTTGCCGACCTGGAAGCCGGTCAAGCTGAAGCCTCTCGCCAGCGCGGGCGTGAACAAGCCGTAAATAATGCCGTAGCTGATATAATTGGCGTCAGGCAGCAACTCGATGCGGTCGCCGATTACAGCGGAGCCGAGCAGGAGATCGACGCGCTAATAGCTATCAATCGGCAGGCCGCTGAATTAACAACAAGTGAATGCGAACTCCGAAAGATTGCAACCGAAGCAGGTCTCGTAGCGATCGCCGTCGCCCAACTCCAGCGCACGACGCGAGCCGAACGTTTGGTCAATCATCTCCGGCAGATAGCGAACGAATGTGAGCAAATAAACAGCCACCGTCAAAGGATCGCGGACGCCCTAGCTGAGGTCGGCAGCGGCAAGCGGGTATTATCGGCCGCACAAAATGAGGTGGTGAGATTACAAGCTGACTGGCAACGGCTGGCGCCGGCAGTGTGTCCGCTATGCGCGGGTACGGGGAAACTGAAATGAGTGTCGAAGTCATCGCCGCGCCAGGTGTAATAGATACCGTGACATTGAAAAAATTGAAGCTATCATTATCGCAGATGATCACGGAAGAGTTTGTCCGTGACGCTGAGGTCTGCGTAATCACCGCACATTTAGAACGATTAGTTGAATTGCGATTACGCGGATTTTTATGGGCACAGCAAATAGAACAGTTTTCATACCGACAGCCGGAAGACTGGTGGCAAGCGGTCAAGGAAAGATGGATGCCGGCGTGGGCGCTCAGTCACTGGCCGGTAAAATATACCCGGCATACCGTCGACGTCAAAGCCGTGTACACGAAATTAAATTTATGCCGCCTGAACGAAGACGCCGTTGTGATTGCAACGGCGGGGATGGTTTACGGGGAGATAAAATGTTAACACCATCGCATATTTTAGTAATGCTTTTCTTTTTTTTAATTTCGATACATATTTCATGGATAATACAAGGCTATCAATTAAACAAAAGATTTGATGCTGCTGAGGAAATAAATACGTTTTTTGCAGTGCACGCAATAATCGGTATGATGATTATGTTTATTTCAATTCTTGATTGTGGTTGTTAAAAGGAGGAGTATATGATAAAAAGAGCAATTGATGTAGGTACTATTTTGATTATTTTATGGGGTCTTAATAAATTTGTAATCGTACCGCTCAATATTTCAGGTACACTGAGCAGCCCTGCTATCATAACCGCACTAATATGCGCGACGATAGCGTTTCTTACAATAACAATACCATTTATTTTGAGGAGAAAATAATATGAAAAAGATAGCAGAAAGATTAGAAGGCGTGATTGATGAGCAAATCACTGCGTTTGAAAACAATCCGGTTAAAACAGGATTGAAGTTTGTGATTTTACTTTTCATTTTGATATGGGTTTGGAAGAAAGTTAAAGAAGCGATATGACAACGAGTAAAGATCAGAGTAAGAAAATCAGGCGAGCCGTTCACCAGCAAGCCGCTGCCGTCCGCCAGCAGGTAGCCGTGCAGATCGTAACCGATTTATGCGCGCTACCCTTCGCCCAGCGGTTAAAATGGGCGGTTAAAATTGTGCGCGGCTTGCGGCTGTCGCCGTGGGAACGCCTCAAACTTCATTTTGCCGGAAGGCGCTGCGATGCCAAGACAAACAAATAAACGCGCCGACGCCATTCTGTCAGCGGACATCCATCTTCGCGACCGCGTGCCCGAATGCCGGCAGCCGGAGGAGTTCTGGGCGGCACGCGACCGCAAGATGGCGTTCCTCCGCGACTTGCAGGCCGAGCACGGCTGCCCGATACTGGATGCGGGCGACGTATTCGATCGCTGGCAGGTGAGTAGCGAGCTTGAAGGCTGGGCACTACTCAACTTACCCGCCGGTATTATTACCGTCCCCGGTAATCACGACTTGCCTCAACACAATCTCAGCCTCTACCGCAAGTCGAGCCTGCACGTACTCGAAGCCGCAGGGCGGGTGAGAGTGTTGCGCGGAGACGCAGACGGCAAAGGTGATTGGGAAACTATTGCAGGCGGAGTCAAGGTAGTCGGCTTTCCCTACGGCGAACCGTTTCGAGAGATAACTGCTGAGGGTAAACAAATAGCCGTCGTCCACACGTATTGCGCGGAGGCCGTACCCGTGTTTATTGAAGGCTACACACCCGCGCAGCTTCTCACCGCGCTACCCGGTTACGACTTCATCGTAAGCGGACACAATCACGCCGCGTTTACCCGTGAAGTCGTTGGCCGCCGTGGTGACAAACGCCTCGTCGTCAATCCGGGCGGTATGATGAGGACGACCGCTGATCAAGCTGACGCGCGGCCCCGCGTATATCTCTGGTATGCCGACACGAACACAGTTGACGCCGTATTCTATCCCATAGAGGCCGGTGTCGTCAGCCGCACGCACTTGGAGCGAGTCGAGGAACGCGACGCCCGTATGACGGCGTTTGTCAGCAGACTGGGTTCGGACATGGACATTTCGTTATCGTTTGAGGATAATGTCGAAAAGTTTCTCGCCGCGAATAAAATCAGACCAGAAGTCGGCAAACTCGTGCGGGAGGCAATGAATGTCAATTGATGTAAAAGAAATGGTAAAAGCAGTAGATGATATGCGAGAAGCGTTGCCAATTATAACGAGATTTATGCGAGCGTATTATAACGAGCTCATCCTCGCCGGGTTTTGCAAACACGACGCGTTATTGATAGTGATAAATCACGGCGTGTTTCCGGGAGGTGCACTTGGCAAATGATCGCAAGCGCATAGAATGGCTCCTGCTCTGCATAACGTCTCCGGACGGCGTTGAGCTGAACGATTGGGAACACGGGTTCGTCGAGAACGTGGAGAAGCAATTCAAGCAGCGCGGCACGCTCACCGACGGCCAATACGAAAAACTCGAACAGGTTTATGAAAGGCTGACGCAATGAAAAATTGGAATTGGCCGGCAATCGCAACCCTGTTGTTTGTAGCAGCTTTTTGGGCTGCTGTTATTTATTTCATAGCTACACATTTATCGAAAGGATAGCGTATGACCGCGACTATTGAACAGCTGACTAAAATGAAAGCCCGGATCGATGACGCCCGGCTCACGCAGGCCAAACTCGAAGGCGGTCTCGCCGATAAGATGAAGCGGCTCGCCGAACTCGGATTCGCCGACACCGACGCAGCCGAGGCCGAACTCGTTGTGCTCGCCGTCAAAATCGCCGAACTCGACGACCGAGTGGCGCGCGGCGTTGAAGAGTTGCGGGCAAAGTACGCGTTATGAAAACCCCTGATCGACAAATAATAAAAGTACGTCCTCGTAAATGGTTATACGGGCATCATGCATCTACCGGCTGGATTGTGCTTGTTGATAATCGTGAAGTGGAGATCGGTTGTACGTTTGTTGAGGCATTACGTACCGTTATTCAATATTATCTCGGGATTAGAAAAATATGACAGCCCTGGAGAAATTAGAAATTCAAATCAGAGAAACACCTCTACCCGCACGTCTCCGCTTGTGCTCGGCTATGATAGGCAAGATGTGCGCAGAAGGTAGACCGCCGCGTATGAGCATTCCGGTACAATGGAATGACGAAGACGTTTTTATCAGCACAACTATCGCGGACGCATTAAAGGAACTCGATGACGACTCAGTCAGTTCAATCATTACGATATAAGCTCGAAAATTTGAAGGGGCAGCGCCAGCAGCTCGCTGCCGACTGCCGGGCGGCTGGCGACCGTATCGTCGGCCTCCAACAGGACGCCGTTGACAGTGAAGAGGCCCGCGTTATCATTCAAACAGTAGCACAGCAGACGCAACGCGAACTCGAATATCACATCAGCGAAATAGTCAGCCTTGCGCTCGCTGCTGTGTTCGACGACCCCTATACGCTCCGCTTGGAATTCGTGCAGCGCCGCAACCGGACGGAAGCCGATATTCTCTTCGAGCGCGACGGCCAGACCTATCGACCAGCGGACGCCAGCGGAGGCGGGGCTGTAGACGTAGCCGCGCTCGCCTTGCGCATAGCCATGTGGAGTCTGCGCAGACCGCGGAGCCGAAACACGCTTGTCATGGACGAACCCATGAAAATGTTGAGCAAGGATATGATGCCGAAAGCCGCGGCCATGCTTGCCGAAGTCAGCCAGCGGCTCGGCTTGCAAATAATAATCGTTTCGCACTCACAGGAATTAATCGAAGGCGCAGATAAATGGTTCACGGTTGCAATAAATAAGGGGGTGTCACATGTCAGTGAAGGCAGCGCGGCAAATAACAACAGCGGGATTGAGAAGCAACAATCTATGATCGTCCCTCGTAGAAGAAATTAAATGAAAAAGAAAAGAAACGTTAAGCGGGCCCATGCGGTATGGAATAAACATAATCCTGAAAATCCTATTATAAAAGGTGACGGTTATTGTATTCACCATAAAGATGAGAATCCAGAAAATGATTCTCCTGATAACTTACAAAAAATGATTCACGGAGAACATAACTCGTTTCATAATAAAGGTAAACAATATTCCCTCGGCATAAAACACACAATGGCAACTCGTAATAAAATGAGTGCCTCTATGAAAAAACTATGTGTGGGTAAAGGTAATGGGTTTTATGGGAAGCGTCATACTATAGAAACAAAATTAAAAATGTCCAAAATAAGAACTGGTAAAATAATGACTGAAGAAACAAAACAAAAATTATCTATCGTATTAACAGGGAAAAAACGAACAGACGAAACAAAACAAAAAATAAGTGAGATGCGTAAGAAAACAGGTAGCCCGTGGTTGTTGGGCACTCATCATACTATGGAAACAAAATTAAAAATATCACTTGCGACTAAAGGGCGTATGCCTTGGAATAAAGGAGAAAAATTATGCAACGAAGAAGTAAGAAAAAAGATGTCGATATCAGCAAAAGCACGATGTCTAAGAATGAAGTTATTATCAAACAAATAACTGAAATAAGAACTAAAAATAATATTGCATGGATGGGTATACTTGCTCTTGCCATAAATAAAGCGCCACGAGAAGCACGGCGACTGATGACGCAGATAACCAAGAACGACATGGCCGTCAGCAAGTTGTCGGCGCGCCTCGGCGCCGGCGGACGTAAGAAATGAGCGGAGTTGTAGCCATAATTTGCGCACGCATGGGAAGTTCTCGCCTGCCCGGTAAAGTACTGAAGCCGTTGCCCGGCGGCCCCGTACTCGGCGTCGTAGTCGATCGGGTTGCCAGCGCGCAGACTGTTGACCGCGTCGTCGTAGCAACTACGCTGAGGAAAGCCGACGATCCTATTGTAAACTTTTGCCGCGGACGCGGTATAGACTGCTACAAGGGCAGCGAAGATGATGTTCTCGACCGCGTCTATCAGGCCGCCGTCGAGTACGGCGCGGAAATCATCGTAGATATAACTGCGGACTGCCCGCTTGTTGACGGCCGACACATCGACCGAATAGTCAGGGAGTTGCGCGGCGAGCACGACACCTTCGCCGAAGCCGGTGATTTCAGAGGTTATCCGGATTACGTGTCTAATTGCTGGCAGCGCGAATGGCCGGACGGCTTAGACATTCAAGCCTATACTTTCGCCGCGCTCAAGGCGGTTTGGGACAGCCCTGATAGCGTACGCGAACACGTCGGCTGGAATATCGCCCAGCAAGCCGAGAGCCTGGGTTTTTACCTGCGCCAGATATGCGCGCCGCGTAAATACGCGCATCCCGAGTGGGGTCTCACCCTCGACGAAGCCGCCGACTACGAACTCCTTAAAAAATTATTTACAGAAGGCGTACTTGCCGGCGGCGATCATTTGTTTCCCGTCGAGTATATCATTGAATATCTGCTCGAACACCCAGAGATGCTCGACATAAATGCAGGCATTCGTCGCCACGTGAATTCAAATAACAGGGCCGCACAATTTATAGAGGATACCAGATGATAAAAATAATCGCGGCTTTATTGTGTATGGGCGGGTTAGTCGGGGTATTGCTGCTTATTGTCCGCTGGAAAGTGCGTTATGAAATCCGAAGGCTTGAACGCCACAACGAAGCGCTCAGGCAAGACGACGAGCAAACACAACGAATGATCGATCAGGGCATGCGATGAATATTTGGGCTGTCATAAAAGAGGCGCTTAAAATCGTCACCGCCGAACGGGTTAAGAAAGCCGAGCAGGCCGAACGCAAGGCTGTCGCCCGAGCGTTTAATGACCGCTACACCTTTCGCCGCGAATGGATAAAGGGTATGCCGGATCTGCCCGGCGAGGGATTGTTTGGGTTGAAATGCCGGTCGGGTTACGCGTGGATGTGTCCCGACTGTAATAAAATTTATCATCCCTATGAAATAAACGTATTCACCGGATTGCAGTACCCGGCGTGTTGCGGCACATTTAAAGGCTGCCGATATGAAGCTGGTATAAAGGAGCGCGACTGAAATGAACGAAGACATAAATATAATTAAAGAAGTCGATTGCACACGCTTCGCTCCACAGCCTATAATTTATAACGTGGTCATCATCGGCTGCGGGAGCATCGGTAGCAGTAAATCAGACGCCTACGATAGCCCGACTACCGATGCCGTACTCACCCATGCTCACGCGTTTTACCGGCACCCGAATACCGAGATCACTGGGTTCGTTGATCGCGATGTGGAGAAATCGGCGGCTGCGTTTCGTAAATGGGGTACGGCGAAAACTATAGTCGGGAACTATACCGATGCGGGCACGTTCTTTTTAGCAGCGCGTCCGGACATCGTTGTCGTGAGTAGTCCGACGGAAACGCATAAGGATGTATTGATGGATTTGCTCAAATTAAAAGATTATAACGGCTGGCAGCCGCGACTCGTTGTCGCCGAGAAACCGTTTTGCTCATCGCTGGCAGAAGCCCAAGAGGTTGCAGCGGCCTACGCCGCTGCCGGTATTCCCGTCCTCGTGAACTACACACGGCGCTTCGACCCAGTCGGTATGATTACGCTTAACCAATTACGTGCGGGTGAATACGGCAGTATATATCACGCGCGCTGCCTGTACGGTCGCGGACTTCGGCGCGACGGTTGTCACGGCGTAGACATTCTCAACTACGTACTCGGCAGAGTACAAGGACTATCATTTAACCACAGCTGCATCGACGACTACATACCCGACGATCCGTCATACACGTTACGCCTCGAATATGAACGCTGCGGCGAAACATATATGATCGCTGCCGACAGCCGGGAGTGGGGTGCATTTGAACTCGAATTTGTTTGCGCGGAAGGCATTGTCGCGTTTTATAACTGGGGCAAGCAAGTGAGGATTTACCGGCCTGAAGAGGAGAGTACATACGGCCAGTATAAGTCGTTGTCGCGTGTCGGCTGCCGAGTAGAGCATATCGAGACCGCGCTGCCCAAAGCACTTTTATATATGGCCGACGCTTGCATACGCCACCTGCGCGACGGCGAGCCGTTGCCGTGCACGCCTGTCGACGCACTGCGCGTATGGGAAGTACTGGTGGCGGTCGGAGATAAGCGATGAAAGCATCAGAATTGATTTGTCGATTAACGGAAATAATGAAAACGTGCGGCGACTTACCGGTATACGGACAGGCGGATTGGCAGTGGGAATTGGAGACATGCAAGATAGACGAAGGCCCGCACAATCAATATGACGACACCGTAGAACCCAAACGAGTTATATTAAATTGAGAATATTTGGCGATAAAGGACCGGTGATGACCGCGCTCGAATTTATAAAATATGTACGCGGAAAATTCCCTTGTATACCGGGTGACCCGCATAAACGCGGGCAACCTGCGAGCAACGGGCAACTTCGTAGATGGTGTGATATGGGAGCCGTGAGTATAAATGAAAAAACATCGAGATGGAACGATATGGTTGAATTTCCAATTTGGGAGTTTACGTTCTTTCCCAGTAGTAAAAATAAAATACGACTGCATTATTCGGAAAAGGATAAGAAATTTCATGAGTTCTGGGATTCATTAGAACGGCAATATAAAAATGGAACGTTGACTGTTATTCAAATAGAGGAGGAATAAAATGTTTACAATCGAATTGGGCGTACAGGCAGAAAGCAATATCACGGGACTCAAAGGCACGGTCACATCACGGTCGGAACATCTCAATGGTTGCAATCGGTACTGGGTACAGCCAAAGATAGGAAAAGACGGCAAAGTGCCCGAAGGCATGTGGCACGATGAAGCCGAACTCGTCGTCAAAAAGAAACCTATCTTCGAGCGAGTCTTCGAGCGAGCGAATAACGATCGCGGCGGCTTTCCGAGCGCGATAAAATAAAGGAGAGTGTGATGCCCGGTAAAAAGAGAACAAAGAAATCAAAGAAAAAAGAATCCGCAACAGACGTCCGACGTAAAGCTATAGACGCTTTGCTTGCCAATAATGATAACGGAGGAATAACCCCGGCTGATCTTCGTGCATGCTTCACGTTTGTATTAGACGCTATCGAACAGGAGACAAAACAATGGCAAAATTAGCTCTGTTCGGCGGCACCCCGGTTCGTGCCGAACTCTTCCCGAGTCAAAATACGATCGGGCCTCTGGAAATCGAAGCCGCGAACCGCGTCCTCGCCAGCGGAAAACTAACCGGCTATCAGGGTAACGGCGGCGAGAACTTCCGGGGTGGCGTAAAAGTCCGTGCCCTCGAAGAGGAATGGGCGGCTAAGTTCGGCGTACGCCACGCCATCGCTTGCAACTCGGCGACAAGCGGATTGTTTATCGCCTGCGGCGCCGCCGGTATGGACCGCGCCGACGCCGGTGACGTCGTCGTCACGCCGTTCTCAATGTCGTGCTCAGCCAGCGTCCCGCTCGGCTGGAAACACGGCGTACGCTTCGGCGACATCGAACGCGACTACTATTGCCTGAGCGCGGAGAGCGTCGGCAAGCACGTACTCAACACGTTTCAGAAATACTCAGCAGTCATCCCTGTCAGCTTGTTCGGGCAACCCTATGATTGCGAGGCGATAAACGCCGTCGCCAAGGAGAAGGGCGTATACGTTATCGAAGACGCTGCGCAGGCGCTCGGCAGTATGTGGTACGACAAACAAGATGTCGGCCACTACGCCGGTACGCTCGGCGACATCGGTGTGTATTCATTCAATTTGGGCAAGCATCTGACGTGCGGCGAAGGCGGAATGATTGTTACCGATAACGATGAACTCGCAATGCGCTGCCGCCTGATTATGAATCATGCCGAAGCCGTTGTGCACGACCTGGCGAAATCGCCGTGGGTAGACGTTAAATCGAGCGCAGGATTACCTCTATGTACAAGTATACCGACTGAAAACTTCAAGACCGTGTACGGCTTCAATCTTCGCATGACTGAAATATGCGCGGCTATCGTTAGGGTACAACTGGCTCGGATGGATGCGATGATTCAGCAGCGCGTGGATAACGTCACGCACATCATCAACCGGCTCAAGCATATTCCCTGCCTGGGTATGCCTGCTGTGAGGCCCGGCTGCACGCATACATATTACGTACTCCCCTTGAAGTACGATCCTCTTCTCGGCTGGAAAGAAGGCCAGGGCATCGCCGAGACTTCGCCGATGCCTATCTCCCGCGATCTATTCGTTGACGCCGTCCGTGCCGAATTAAAGCCAACTAAGGACAGGGAAAGCGAAGGCGTAACCGTTGGCGGCGGCTACTGCCGGCCCATTCAAAACATGCCGTTGTTCGACCGCAGTCTCGACGAAACGCCTGAGTGCCAGCGGCAGTGGGCGGACGAATTGATTATTGTCCACCGCATGTTTGGGCCTAATGCCAGCAGGCGCGATCTCGACGATATTTGCAACGCCTTCGAGAAAGTCTGGGATTACCGGGAAGAATTGATGACGGCGAAATGATTGAGTTCAACAAGCGGCGCGACCGCTTCTCGCACGGATTCATTTTCATTTCACACGCCGAACTCGAAGAACGAGGAATCGTGTTCGACGAAACCCTACATCGTATCGGCAGCGGCGTTATGTATAACGGCAGCAGGCATTCGATATACGGTTTGGGTACGGCAGGGCTACTGATTTGGCCGCTCGGCAGACGTGCACCGAGAGAATAGGAGACGATATGGCATGGAAAGTTGCTATAAATCAACACTGGAATAATCCGGGCGCAGCGGACGTCATTATTTATCGAGAAGCAGGCGGCGATAAAATTCAAGTCCTCTACATTGAAGACGCCAAGACGTGGACGGTGAGCGTGAAGGAATTCTCGGCGGCAGCCGTCGTCGAACCCTCGCTGCGCTTACCCGCAGGCGTTCTCGAAGCGCTTATGGCCGGCTTGCAGGAGCACGGGATCAAACCGCCCGGCGAGCATAAAATCGCCGGGCTATACGAGGCTACGAAATATCACCTTGAGGATTTACGCGGCCTGCTTAAACTTAACGGAGGCGTGAAGAAATGATAACAAGTACTGCGAATTTGGAAGTGGATAAGATGGGCGCGCAAATCGGTGATAAGCAGCCCGGCTTTTACGACGGTAAGGAGATTTTAATTACCGGCGGCACAGGTTCATTGGGAAAAGCGCTCGTCAGGCAATTACTCGCTGAGCACCGCCCGAAAGGGATACGCATCTTCAGCCGAGACGAATTAAAACAATATCACATGCACAACGACATCAAACAATGGCCGTCACCGTCGAAATGTCCGGTCGCCTTTCTTGTTGGCGACGTTCGCTGCTACGACCGGCTGCGGCGCGCGTTCAAGAGTGTCGATGTTATAATTCACGCAGCCGCAATGAAGCAGGTGCCCGCTTGCGAACAAAACCCACTCGAAGCCATTCAGACGAATGTGCTGGGTGCCGTGAACGTACTCAACGCAGCCATAGATTGCGGCGTCGAGCGGGTGATGAACGTATCGACCGATAAGGCAGCGAAGCCCGTCAACCTATACGGGGCGACGAAAATGTCGGCGGAGAAATTATTTATCGACGGTAACGTGTACACAGGCGGACACGGCACGCGGTTCGCCAGCTGTCGTTACGGTAACGTGCTCGGCAGCCGGGGAAGCGTCGCCCATGTTTTCCGCGCGCAGGTAGACGCCGGCCTGCCGATCACGCTCACGCATAAAGCCATGACGAGGTTCTGGATTACGCTGCCCGATGCTGCGCGCTTCGTCCTCGCCCGTACCGCAGAAATGCAGGGCGGCGAAACGTTCGTACCGCGAATGAAGAGCATGGGTATATATGAGATGGCAAGAGCGATATTGGTGGATAGTAAAAAAGCACTCATAGAAACTACTGATTTTAAAGATATAGGCATCCGACAAGGAGAGAAACTGCACGAGATTCTATTCACTCGGGAAGACTACGTGTACGAATTCGGAGATCACTACCGCGTATTCGCAGCGCCGCGCATAGGCGAGGGTTACGGCAGAGCCGAACAATGGGAACTCGCGTCAAATCGAAATCCAAACGGGAACATTGGCGGCGATGAATTGCTGGCGATGATTACCGAGACCGGATTATGAACAGGAGATCACACTGGGCGTGACGAGTCCGGGGAATACCGCTATAAGAGTCGCTAAAGCAGCGAGGCGGGCGAAAGAAAGTCGCTAACTAAACTCGTGTCCGGTTCATCGTCTGATTCTGTCAGGTCGAACTACTGACAACTCAGTAAAGCCGGAAAATTTATAATGAGGTCTACAATTTTAATCTAATTTCACAGGAGGGTGCCTGATGTTCGGATTAGAGTATATCTTAACATTCATCAAAATAGCATTCAATGTCGCATTCGCAATCGTGTCGGCATGGCCGATGTACTACGCCTGGAATTGTATCGCTCCGAAGTATCTGGCGGCGTACATTCCTCAGGTCTTCATCGCAATACCATACTGGCATATCGTCGGAATTTTTTTGGTCTGCACCTTCATCGGAGAGCAGATACAGAAATTGACCCCAAAAATAATCTCTATCGAACAGAAGAACGAAAACAAGTAGACGATACATAGTTGAACAATTTGATAAAGGAAGGATTATAAATGACGGTGTGGACGGAGCGCCTGATAGGCCGATGCCTTGCCCGGCAGATATTTAATAATAAATGCCTTGTCGTCGTACCCAACTGCAATTTCACCGGCGACGAAATTGACATTCTCGGCATAACCCGAGACCTGCGCATCATCGACGTCGAGATAAAAATAAGCCGAGCTGATTTAAAAGCGGACAGGCGAAAAGATAAATGGTTCACGCATTACGACTGGCGCACAGACCGTGCGGCGTTCGGCAGGCGCGACCGCCAGCCCGTGCAATGGCCGCATCGCGTCTGGAAGCATTATTTTGCGCTGCCCGAAAAGATTTACATGCAGGAGCTGTTAGCCGAACTGCCGGCGGCAAGCGGGGTGCTTTTACTCCGCGATAACTATGCCGGCATCCGTTGCTTACGCCGAGCACAGCCGTGTCGCAGCGCCGACAGACTCAGCGCAGAAGACGCCGTCAATATCGCCCGCCTCGCCAGCCTGCGGATGTGGGATGCCTACAAAGAATTGGATGCCGCGAATGATCGCGTATGATATGTTCGGCGTAAAGCAGCTCGCCTGCGCGGTCATTCGGGAAGCCGTCGAGGACTACACAGGCAGGGAGTGGAACGACAAACACGAGCGATTCAAAGAAAAGAAGGTTAGCGATAGACGCTGGCGATCGGCAACCGCGTTTCTCCACGGCAAGACCAGGCACGCCGCGTATACATCCATGCTTGAATTTTGTTGCGAACTCGCTGGCGTGCCGGTATCCATAATTCAGAAAGGAGCGTTTGCAGATGACGTACACCAGCGAAGAGAAAGGCTTGAGGATTACCCCGTTTGACGCCAGCGTGCATGCGACTGAAATCAGTCGACAGTGGCTGAACGACGGCGAGACCTGCCGTTTTAACTCCTGGGGCGTGTTTCCGTATACGCGAAGCCAACAGGCTGCCTACGTCAAAACCATCGAAGACGGCGACCCGTCTAAAATTGTATGGGCGATAGAAATGATTGAAGGAGAAAAAATAATCCCGACCGACCCGCCCACTCCGGGTGGTATATTGGTACAAAAAGTACCTCGTTGGCGACACGTCGGTAACTGTAGCCTTCAATCCATCGATATGCATAATCGAAGCGCCGAATTCGCCGTCGTCATCGGCTGCGCTAAGGCGCGCGGCAAAGACTATGGGAAAACGGTACTCGGCTTCGCTCTCGACCACGCATTCAAACGGCTGGGATTGCACCGCGTATGGCTGGGTACATCGGCGGATAACGTCGGCATGCAAAAATGCGCAGCTGCCAACGATATGCCCAGGGATGGTATAATCAAAGACGGAATGTGGAGTTGCGGGAAATTTGTAGACGTATATATTTATAATATAACTGAGGAGGATTATCGTGGCAGCCGATAAAAACGCAGTACTCAATTTCTGGAACGAATGCGCGTCGCTCAAGGAACGCGCGGGTACAAACGACCTTATCGCCAAGCAGTTGGAAATCGAAGCCATTGCCAAATATGTCGGCGACGGCCAGCGCATACTCGAAGTCGGCTGCGGTAACGGTATCACGGCAGCAGAATTAGCCGCTCGCTTCGCTGTAGACATAATCGCCGTCGATTATGCTGGCGAGATGATTGCTGAAGCCCAAGAGCTTCACGCCACCCGCCCGCTCAAGGGCCAACTCGCCTTCGGGGAATGCGGCATAGAAAATCTGGCTGCGGTCAACGGGGAGTTCGACCTCGTATATACCGAACGCGTACTCATCAACCTGCCCGATTGGAACAGCCAGCGGCAGGCGATAGAAGCCGTCGGCGATAAGCTGAGGCCTGGCGGCAAGTATATTATGTGCGAGAACAGCCAGGACGGACTCGACGGAATAAATGCTGTGCGCGCAGCCAATGATTTACCGGTCATAGTCGCGCCCTGGCATAACCGATACATGATCGACGCTGAACTCCAGCAGGACGTAAGAGGTCTTATGTTGATCGATATCGATTACTACAGCTCAACTTATTATTTCCTCAGCCGCATCGTCAATGCAGCTGTTGCCCGGCAAGAGGGACGCGAACCCGCCTACGACTCGGCCATAAATAAGCTCGCGCTGAGCACGCCGGCTCTCGGCAGTTTCGGACAGGGGAGGATTTGGGTATGGGAAAAACAATCCACATAGGCAGCCGTGAAATAGGTGCAGGTCAGCCGCCGTTTGTCGTCGCCGAAATGTCGGGCAATCATAATCAGTCGTTGGGTACAGCGATCGATATAATACGTGCTGCCGCACAATGCGGAGCGCATGCCGTAAAACTGCAAACGTACACTGCCGACGTACTGACGATAAATGAATGGCATAACGAATTCTTTATCGACAATAAAAAAAGCCCGTGGAAAGGACAGTCGCTACACACCCTTTATCAACGTGCGTGTACGCCGTATGAATGGCACGAAGTCCTATTCAAAGAAGCCAGTGCTTGCGAACTGCCTGTATTCAGCACTCCGTTTGACGAAACCGCCGTCGATTTTTTGGAGGCGCTCGGCGCGCCCGCGTATAAAATTGCCTCGTTTGAAAACAATCACCTGGCGTTAATCCGGCGGGCAGCGGCTACCGGGAAGCCTCTGATTATATCCACGGGTATGGCGACGCTCGCCGAACTTGATGATGCCGTTACAGCGGCCCGGCAGGCCGGGTGCCGAGACCTCATCCTGTTGAAATGCGTGAGCGCGTATCCGGCTGCGGCTGCCGACATGAATCTCGCAACCATACCGCACTTGCGCCAGTTATTCGATTGCGAAGTCGGCTTGTCCGATCACACAAGAGGCTCAGAAATCGCCGTGGCCGCTGTAGCACTCGGCGCGTGCATGATTGAAAAACACATAACGTTGAGCCGGGCTCTCGGCGGCGTCGACGCCAGCTTCTCGGTGGAGCCCAACGAACTCGACGAGCTGGTTACACGAACCCTGCGCGCGTGGCAGGCGGTCGGCAGCGTACATTACGGTATCACCGAGGCCGAAAAGTCATCGGCTGTCTACCGGCGTTCGGTTTACGCCGTCGTCGACATACGCGCGGGCGAAGTGCTGACTACGGCGAATATCCGCGTCATCCGACCTGGCCTCGGACTGGCACCGAAATATTATGACGTGCTCGTTGGCAAGACGGCGGCTGTCGATATCAGCCGCGGTACGCCCATAAATTGGGATATGATATAAATTTGGATTGAAAGGATGAGAATGACAACTGAACTCTACGAAAAGAACATGGCGGTCATCGCAGAAACTTACCCGGACTTTCACCGGTGGATACTCGACCAAAAGGATCAGGACTGGATAATCGCTGACGGCAATCAGCTGCACGTATCCGTCGGCGCGGTGTCACGTCCCGTATACGACGTCGTCGATCCCCTCAAGGAACTGAGTACAATAGACACGCTGCCCCTGCACAAAGAAAACGTCAGCGTGTTCATCGGCCTCGGCCTCGGCCATACGGTAGTGCGCGCCTGTGAGAAAATGGAAAAGGGCCATCACGTCGTCATCATAGAACCCGTTGGCCAAATGTACCGGCTTGCGTTTGAACGCTATGACTTCTGCGAGCACATCAAATCGCACGCCCTTTTATTCGCGCCGGGGAAAGCCGAAGTCGATATGGTCACCAATTATCTGGAAGCCGCTAAGGTTGTCACCGACTGGCTAGTGTTTATGGACAGCACGTGCGCGCGTCGCCGAGAATACACGGTTCTCGGCGAACACGCTATGGACATTCTCAATCAAATACAGTGTAACACGGGAACGGTCATGTCGGCAGGCGGTAAGATAGCCGACAATGACGTCGCCACGCTCCCCTATGTCATCCGACACCGCGGTGTCGCCGAACTGACAAACCTATTTGCCGGCAAGCCTGCCGTCTGCGTATGTACGGGGCCGAGTCTCGCCCGTAATATTCACCTGCTCCGCGCCGTGCAGGATAAGGTTGTTATCATAGCCGTCGGTCAAGCCCTGCGCCCGCTCCTCGCCTACGACATCCGTCCGGATTTTATCTGTACCGTTGATTTCGGCGACGTCAATATGACGCATTACGCCGGCCTCTGCGATGAAACTGTACCCCTCGTCACCATCAACAAAACCTACGCGCCACTGCTCACCGCGTATCGCGGGCCGAAATTTATATCGGCGGGCGCGTACAGCGTGGAGACAACGCACAGTCTGCTCAAGGATATGGGCGAACTTCCGCAAGGCGGTAGCGTCGCGCACATGGCGTTCGGGTTGGCCGCAAATCTCGGCTGCTCGCCGGTGATGATAATCGGGCAGGATCTCGCGCTGGGCACGACCAGCCATTTCAATCAAGCCGACAGCATGGGCAAAATCGAAGTTGTAGACGGATCCATAAAATGGCGCATCGACGACCCGCGCAGCGACAAACTACACGGCCGCGATGACATCGGCATGGGTCCCGCTCAGTACGTACCCGGTTGGTGGGGAGAGCCTGTGCTCACTAACACCGGATTGATGTCGTTTATCACGGCGATGCAACGGCTGATAGAACAGTGCCCGGCAGCCGTCATAAACTGCACGGAAGGCGGTGCTCACCTTGTTGGCAGCCGGCGTATGTTTTTCGCCGACGCCCTCGCCAAGTACTGCGAACAGGCCGTCGATAAATCTGTGCTAACGCCGCTGCTAACACTGCACCCCGACGCCAGCGCGCGAATAGCTGCTGCTCTACCGCTTCTCGTCAAGGACATAAAGACGCTGGACATAATTATCGAGCACGCCGGCAAAGCATTGGCTACCGTATTCCGCGCGCGCAATACAAAGACTCCGGAAAAACTCAAGAAGATACTCGAAGAAAATCTCCGCCATTCAGAAGTGGCTGCGGAAGCCGCTCGCCGCCTGCCGCCGATAAACTTGGCGATATACGGAGCCCGACGGCAGATACAAAGCCGGGAACTGAACGTGGACGGTAAAATGGAGCACGTGGTCGACAAGAAAAATAGAAAGGATTTATTGACGCGACTCAGTCGCAACGAACTCGTGCTCAAAGCCGCCAGGGATGCCGCTGTCGAAATGAAGAAGACGTATACGGAATGCCAGCGCTTACTGACGGCTGGCGCCGACAACCCTGCCGTGCTCGACCCGACGGGCGAGACGACGCCTGCTGATTTAAGCGACGCCTGCTATTATCTCGACATCGGCAATTTTGCGCGACCGCTGCTCGAAGCCAAGCGGGTATTAGCGGATGCGCTGTACGGTGACTTGAGCAGAGAAAAGGCCGCTAACGTCGTCGAACGCGCGATATGCGTTCGCGCCAATAAAATAGTTGCTGCCGAAGCCGCGCAAACCGCCGATCGTGATGCCGGTAAAAACTTATGGCCGCAATACTTCGACTTCATCGAAGACAGCCGACGCATGGGCCGTGACGACGATGACATGGACGCTGCCCTGGCGAAGATACGCGAAGCCATCGAATTAATACCCAGCCGTGAGGAAGCCCGGTGGGGTCTCGCCTCGGTGTTAATGCACCTCTGCCGATACGATGAGGCCGTTGCGGCCTACGCTGACCTCGTTAAGCTGTTTCCGGACAAGCCGCGCTATACATTTGAGTACGGTCAGACGCTGGTACTCGCTGGCAGGCAGCAGGACGGCTTGGAGAAAATACGGGCGGCGATGACGGCGAGCGAGGAGTTCGATCACTTCTTCGGTGCGCTGGCCTCGCTGTATGCGGGCGCGGGGATGCGTGATGAGGCGCTGGCCGTTGCCGACAAACACCTGGAGCGATTCCCGCACGACCGCGAAGTGCTGGCGTTGAAGGCACGACTCAGTGCAAGCGAATAATGGGGCTTATAAAAGGACAGCGACAGCATCGAAAATTCGAGCAAGGCCTCGCGCTTACCCGGCGCGAGGCTATACTTGCCATGTGTTATCAATGCTCCGGGGCAGATCAAGCGGATTGCGGAAACGCCAGTTGTCCGCTGCATCAGTGGCACCCCAAAAACCCGATGGCAAACGCGCGAAAACCTCGCGGCTGCGGTCGTAGATTTGCAGCAAACCCTCGACCCGCATAAAGCCGCACCTACCCCGTTTAAACTCAAAAACTACTAAAAGTAGGTCGCGGCTAATTTAATTAGTTCTGTAGAAAATAGTTGAAAATACTTCTTGACATTATTATAGAATACTATATATAATAGTATCAGATAGTAAATACGAGAACGGAGGCCAAAATGAACGCGATAGAATTTGTACAGGCATACCCGAACATACTGTCGGCAATATCCATGGTTTGCGATCCTCGGTTCGCCGCGGTCGTCGAAGAACTGGAAGCCGTCGATCCCCATGACCTGATAACGCCAGCCGCTTATTTTACCGGCACCGATCATGCGTATGGATTCGTGTTCTGCCTATTCTTCAACCGAGCCATTGCATGGGAAGCCGTGCAAGCCGCCGCGTTTAAAGAGGAGCTGAAATGAGTTACTGTCAAGGGAAGAAAGATGATGAAATTTTCGTAGGCAACACAAGACTCGATAAAGGCATACCTGATTATTTATCCTGTCTTAAAACGGTAAGGCTTGGCGATCAAGCGTTAGACATTTACGGCAGAGAACTTGATCCGAGCTATATGCTCCCGGTATTTATTGGTCGCAGTGAATCCGATAAATACGAACAGATAATGGCACATCAAACCGCTCTAATTAGGCGGTCGAAATGACGTCGAAATACGCCAGCGATCAGTTCCCGGCGGTGTGTGAATGCGGCCGCATTCACACAGCCGCCGACTGGCAGCAGCTGGTCTACGTCGGCATTATGTCGGGTATGTGCGCGGGCCGGCGCTTTTACTGGGACTGCGAGATGCGGAATTGCGCGTGCGAGTCCACAATAGCGGTTAAATTAAAGGGTACGCAGCCAATAAATGGTGACGGGATTCAGCGCAGCTGATCACCAGACCGGCAGGGGAGAAATAAAATGCAAGCGACGGAGAAAAATCAAGATGTATTTTACACCGGGTGCCGTAACGGATTTATCGTGCTCGCACTCATATTTACGCTGCTCATGGTAATTTTTTGGCTGCCTGGATGCGCCTGGGCGGGAGGGAAAATTGACTGGACGCGTGGCTGGGATAAAACCGATACCGCCCTTCAGACTATGACCACAGCGGCCATCGGCTGGGACTGGATGCAAACCTATCAAGCACAAGCCCGTCATCAGCGCAATGATAAAGGCCAACTGTATCAAGAAGTAGGCTCCGCAAAGATATTCATCGGAGAGCATCCTTCCGGCGGACGTATAAACGGTTATTTCACAGCGTGCGTATTAGGACACGCCGCCGTCGCCTATCTACTGCCTAAAAAAATAGATATATTCGATTTTCGTATCCCCGCCCGTAATCTTTGGCAGGCTTTTTGGATAGGCGCTGAGGTAAATCAAGGCGTCCGAAATTATCAAGCCGGAGTGCGGTTGAAATTTTAATTGCGAATAAACACACGCGCCCACGAATAATAACGAGCTGCCTGTTCGTGGGCGCGTATTCAGAGCATACCGATAGTGCTGCGCTTTAAAATATAAGACTATTCTTCACCTAAAATAAAAGAACGCATGCCGTTAAGATAACTATTGCCGCTACCGCCCGTTTGATTTATTGTACTATTCCATATCAGAGTACCCGATGTGCTTATTTTACATATTCCAAAAGCAGTACCGTCTGCTTGAGTCGCGGTGATAAAAATAAGAGGATTTACTAAATTACCCATAGCACTGAGTGTGAAAAATAACCCTGCTGTTCCTGAATTGAATACAGATTGATACGGATATGTAGGAGCTACCCCGTTAAACAATTCGGCGATAGCTGATAAACACACGTACGTACCGGCATATACATATCCCATATCCATGGTAATATTTGTCAAACCACTCGAAACAGAGTTCTCCGTCGTTATTAAAAGACCGCCCGCATTCGTTTTTCCTAATGCCTGTAATAACTGCGTATTATCATTTACCGATGGCGTAATCCCTGCATTCTCCATCACCTTTATAATTTCTTCCTGCACACCAGTTAGCCACGTCGCAGGTACAGTAGTGGCAGGAGGACCGTCCGTGAATATCCGCCGTCCATATCCATCATAAATCCAATTTGCGCCCGCTATTCTATCCACTTTGAAGCCCTCCTGCCAAAATAGTTTAAGATTCTATGCACCTGCCACAGCCCAGCTCGGATCAAAACGCCATTTACCCGATGTCACATCCGACCACGCGCTCAGTTCCACCATGCCAACAATGCGATTGCTACCCGTGTTGAATGTTACCGACACACTCCCTGGGTATCCGCTGACGAGCACCATGTATCTGCCAACGAATCCGCTAACGCGTGCCGACAACGCGCTGTCATAAATGAGGCCGCGTCGGAGCATATGCGCCTGGCTGTATGCCGCTGCGTAACTATCTGCGGCTACAGCGAGTAACTGATTCGCCGTGCTACCCAGTGCTGACGCCGGCGCCCAGCCCGACGGTGTCAGATAGCAGACGCGGCCAAAGCTGCAATCGCTGAGCATGAGCTGACTGTATTCAACCCAACCCTTCACTGTCTTGTCGGACATCGTGGACTGCGGGCCGCTGCGCGGCTCCGTCCAGAAGTCGCCGACGTAGGCGAAGTCTGCGTCCATAACCGTGACCATGAAATCACGAAAATCTTGCGCGCTTATCTGTCCCGTTGTATTGTCTGCCATCAAAGCCAGAAGTGCTGCTCGTGTTCTCGGTGTATCTGCCATTTCGTCCTCCTCTGTATTAACTGCTCAAATTAAATGCCACATATATTTTGTTGAACGACAGGCTGAATGCCGCGCCGTCGAACGCACCGCCGTAACATACTTTAAATGCTTCGCCGAACTCCGGGCTGAACGCGCCGTCGAGCCCACCTGCGGGCACGAAATCGAAAGCTGATGAGAATGCCGTTCCGAACGCCGCCATCGATTGATTGAGGCCGGGCATAGCGGCGAACGCTGTGCTGAAAGCATAGGAATACTCGGGTCCGTATATCTGATAGAGTACATGCGTATGCGCAGGTTTTATCTGCTCCAACAAAGCGATTAAATCTGCGTACGTAACAAACGCCGGCGCTTCGGCTACTGTATACGCGATATTCACCGTCCAATAAAATAGATTATTTTGGTCGCCGCACGGTTGGCCAGCCTGCCAGATCCCCGCCCACGCCGGTCGGTATTCGTCTATGGTTATCGTATAGCCGAGCGTCGCGGCGAGACCGATGTAATAGGACTTCATCAGCGAACCGGTAGCGCGTAACTTCGTTGTCAGCGCGGCTTGCCGCTCAGCGGTTGTCAGTATACCTGCGGTGAGGCCATAGTCGAGTTCGTGCTCGCCGAGCAATTCGACGGCAGTGCGCGTATCGCGTTCGTCGACGAGATCGTCAACCCTGGCATCAACCCTGGCCAATTCGACCGCCATGCCAGCGAGTAGCTGCGACAGTACGGGATCGCTGTGATTCCAAGCGCGGCCACGTGGTAGCAAGCTCTTCAACTGTTGCAGGTATGCGTCGGCGTCGTATGCCATTAGTAATCCACCCATGTTATGGCCCCAGGTACGGCAAGCTCATTATATGCAAGGCCGACGTCGGCTGCCGGTAGCGTTATCGCACTATGGTCTTCACCAGCGGCTTTACTTATCGCCTCGCCCAAATTCGACAAGTACAGCGTGCCGCCGGGCTCGCCTTCGCGCAAGTAGAGGTCAGCGAGTTGCGCCCCGACTTCAGCCTGCACATCGGCTGTATTCGGTGACAGCCTGACGGTCATATTAACTGCAACTATAGAGGGTGCCGCTATGAATAAGCCAGGCAGCATGGTAACAGGTATGCCTATCGTCTGTCCACCGCTGTCCGTATGACTGGTTACGTGAGCGAGAACAGCGGCTATTTGTGCGGCCGTCGGCGTTATCGGCGTCTGACCGTCGCAGACAAAATATAGGGCGACCGTACCGATACCATTCCATTCAGGCACCGCCCACGCCCGCGTGACACCTGCGACTTCAAGCGTCCATTGTTCGAGATCGTTAGTGTTACCGCTGTGCGGGGCCAAACGCTTACGCGCGAGTATACGCGCACTATACGCGGTATCAGACTCTTCGTCAACGCCGCCGGCTAAACCCGCTGCTGATATCGCCGTGGAATTTACGAAAGCAATAGGCGACGTAAACGTCAGGACGATACCCGCGCTGTCATTACCCGCACTGCCGACCGCCGTACACGTCACGGCTACGTCAATGCTACCCGTCAGGCCTATTGTGGCGTCGGCGTCAGTTGTGTACGTGTTGCCAGCCGCTGACGTCAATTCATTCGCCGCCGGTATCAGTGTGCCCGCCGTACCCGTTACCGTGATAACGCCATCCGCCGCGGCAGCCGCCTGCCTGATGACGCCGAGTTCAGAACCTATGCGGTCGAGATAAGCGGCGGTCGCCGACTTCGCAAATAGCTGCCGCGTTATATTGTCAAGATAACCGTAGAGTAGGTGAACGGCGGCGGCGTAAACACGAGCCATAACTTGCAGCACGGATCGCATGGCGAGCGTCGTGGCCCCACTTATCTTCGCTACAAAATCCCCGCTAATTCTGTCTATAATATTTTGAAGGCTGGGTCTGTTAAGAGCCATCGATTGTCTCCTCCCACTCCTGCGCGAACTTATATGTTTCCGTTGTACCGCTTGGCTTCGTTACGACTACGGACAACGTTAACGCCCACGTCTGCGAAGCCAAGAGAACGGATTCAACGCTCACCTTAACCGACGCCGCGATACCTTCGTCCACGAGCCATTGCAGAGCCTCTTCGGCGTATCGCTTGGCGGCCGGTACAGTAGCTGCCGTAGTCTTAGCACGTTCGAGCAACCACAGCCGTGAGCCTATTTGATCACCACGCTTCGCCGTGTTCGTTGCATCCGCCCACCAACCGCGTCGGTCTGTACTCCGCGGATCGGGCAGCACGTCGTCGTCTTTGGCGCGGGCGTCGGTAAACAACGATACGATTATCGGCGTCAGCAGTGACCGGTCGGCGACGATGTCATTGTCGGCAAATGCGAGTTGCGCGTATTCCTCGACGGCATTCCACGTCAGTTTTAAATCAAGGCCCATAATTTATCCTATCTGCGCCTTTACATTAGCCGCGCTATCAACACCAACGGTTAATTGTAAATCCGGTATAAGATTAGGAGCGGGGTGTTTGTGCCCATTGTATTTCACGATCATAGATTCCACCATAACAGCGAGGCCGCCGACATCTTTTAAATTAACGTTACCCGTAAGTGTTATATCCGATCCTGTAATTTGCACTGAATTCGCTCCTGCGTCAATTAAAACGCTGCCGTCGGCTTTTAAATATATTTTCTGGCCGAATTTAGAGTACATCTGCGTTTCACCGGCTTGCAAATCCTTCGGTCTTAATTCCCGATTATGTACGCAAGCGATCAATCCTGTGTTTTTATTCCCGCTTATGCTCAGTACAAGGCATTCGTTATTTGTATCGCCGGGGTCCGGGTATGTTTCAAAACCGTACTCCTGCATACGCGGCATATCGTCATAGGTTTCATCAAATATTTGAATTTGGAGTTTCTGTGTCTTCTCATTATTATTGATTGCCGTGAGTATGGCCACGCCTATTAATAATGAAATTTTATCCTGCAAAGGTTTTAAAAATCGAAACAATTCCGATATGTTCATTCTTTCCTCGTATCGAATATAGTCTTCATTTTTTCGAGCTGGGCGAACGCCTTGTACTTCTCCGGGCTGCATACTTGTAAAATGGATACCGTACCCTGCGACGTCTGCTTATACTCGACAGCGTTAATTAAAAACGTGCCCTTTATATTAAGTTTGACATTAGGTATACCAAACGTCGGGTCGTCTATCTGTACGAGAGTATTTGGCTTCCACAACGTTTTGCCATCAGACTGCGTCCACCCCTGCACGGTGTATCCGTAGAGCCGAGAATTAGCAGCTCTGTATTTCGCCTCCCATTGTGCGCGGCCTTTACACCCGGCTATATCAACGTCGGTCTGAGCCACTGACGCCATCGGTCTATATCTCAATTCGTTTATTTCGGGATCGACAAACCTGCTGTTATTTTTCACCCAATCGTTAGGGGTTTTAGAATCATTAACTATACCAATACCTTTGACGTAATAATGACTGAAACGTTCTTTATTCGACTGTTTAAGAGCCCCTGTTAATATATTCACGCCGCGTTTTAGCACGTCAATATTCACTATAGTTCCTGTTTGAGTAAGTAATAAATTACCGTCTTCAGTAGACATAGGGAACACTTCAAAAATCTTAGTGAGCATCAAAATCTTCTCGATTATAGGCGAGCCGACGTCAAACTTAATTGCTTTATGTAAACCCCTACCCATCGCAGCTGTCGCGTTAGGCGACACCGAAACAGTTATTCCGTGTGGACGGCATAATTCTTTTATCACGCTAAGGACTGATACATCAGACCAAGACGTAGCCCCTGACACCCGCGAGCAATCTACGAGGTCTGCGGTTTTATCGCGACCGGCGACCGTAACCGTATGACTGTCTTTATTGTAGTCGATATTTATGTCTTCAATATAACCGGTACTAACGAGCGTATCGGCTACGTACACCGTACACTCAGCGCCCATCTGTATCGGCCACGCCTGCGGGTCAAACGGGGTGTCTTGTGTCGTCGTAAAATCAAATGACGAACACATCTGATCAAGGCTGCGAGTAACTTTAATGTTATCCCAGTCTTTGTTAAAATCTTTACCGTTTATTTTTAGTGAAATCAAATCTTTACTCACTGAGCACCTTTAGCTGACCGCCTGCTGTCGGAAAGCCGGGGTGAAGCATCGCCGCCGGGTTCCTGTCGATTATTTCCTGCTCCCTGCCGATATCTTTGTAGACAGCGTATGCTATCTTCACGCTCGGGTTTACGTCACCGGTGAGCGCGTAGTCACGGACTACGGGGAGATTAGCGCCTTTCGCCAACATCATCTGCGCGATAAATGGCTTCATTGTTTTCACGAGATCGAATAGCACGTCATCTTTTGAATTCGATCCTATCCAATCAAGCGTATCATCAGCTGCCGTCATCAAATCCATAAGCATGGCAAACGCGTCCTCGTAGCTGGCGTAATCCGCGTATGCCGCCAACCGTACGGCCTCGGCGAGACTGCCGACACGAACGGCCCCGATTAACGCGTTACGACTGACGAGTTGTGCGGCGCGCGTATCCGTTGTCGCCGGAATAATCGGAAGGTCGTCGCCAAACGTCTTTAGGCTGAGAACCGCCTTGACATGGGACGTATTATACTTGCTCATGTTCGGAATGAAATTTGTATACGTCCGCAATGTGTTTTTGATGGCCGCCGCCAGTTCGAGCGGAAAATTTATAATACGCTGTGCGGTTCCGCTGATTACGGCGACCGCCGTCTGTACTTGCGATATATCGGCGATAACTTCGGTTTGAATAGCGGTGAATGTCGAGTATACTTTGTCAAAAAGCGATTTGGCGTCATCATACTTACCAACCATATAATTAACGGCTTCCGTCAACCAACTGTCTGCGAGTTCTTGTTCGAGTTCGTCGCCAACGTCGTCGGCGAGGCTGTCTGCTGCGCCTTCTTGATCAACAACTGCGGTCGGTTGCGCGGATTGACCGGCATCCACGAACGTCATGGTGAACCGAGCAACGCCGCCTTCAGCGAAAGATTCATCTACCTTATACTTACCGAGCAGGCCGACATTCAGCTCATCATAAAACGGATGGATAAGCGTACCCGAACCATATGCATCAAGTGCCGCGATGAGTGCGTCGCGCTCATCAAAATAATCAAAATCATTATCGTAATTTTGAACGATGTATCCGCTGATATGAAACACGCCGGCTTCGCTACCCATATCTTCGAGGTAAGGTATTTCACTAAACGGGTATTGATGGAGAACTGCCCGCCGTCCGCCTTCAACCCCGGATGTTAGCAGATGGAATTTGGCACCGCGAAATGAAGCCGGTTGCAATCGGTCGCGCCAATTTCCCCACACGACAGGATTAGCTACCATCCGAACGGCGCCTTCTTTTATTTGCTGATTTTTATTTCCTGATTTTGGCGATAGTATTGACATAATTTAATATGCGAATTGCCCCATGTATGCGTCATTATTTACATCCACCTTGGCGTTACCTTCTTTATTATTCACGCCGCCCGCTCTCAATCCCTTATCTAATTTAATGAGCACTTCGGTTGAATTACGCGTCTGCATCATACCTGGCGCTTGTGACGAATGCGTGGTGTCGTACAGCCAGTTACCGAGACCCCCTTTTTCACCAAACCCTTTATCGATTAATGAATTCAAATATGAGCCGAGCGCGTACGCAGCTGTTGCAACAGCCATAACTTTAGCGAGCGGTGATAATATCGACATGATAACTTTCGCAAAACCAATAAACAACCCGCTCAGAGCAGGCAGCGCCCCGCCTATCCCCGCTAATATCGGTCCTATCTTTCCGATGAGTATGAGTAACGGCCCGAGCGTAGCGACAAGAGCGAGCACAGAAACGACCGTAGCGCTCATCCAAGCCGGCATTTGTGCGACCGTGGCGAGTAAACTATTCAACACATCAAGAATAAATTTCGCCGCCGGAGCAAGCACGGATCCTAATACCGTGGATACTTTGTTTAAATTTATCCCGAAATTTGACCACTTAGTGTCAAGGGTCTCCATTTTCTCCGCGTATTCTTTTTGAATCGACCCGCCGTGTTCCAACTCGTTATGTACTATTTTCTGCATCCTCGCATATACTTCCGCGGCGTTTGCGCTTTTTCCGAGAAAACCCAAAATCTTATTCGAATCTAAGCCGAGCCATGCCAATTCTTTTGCTCCGGTAAACCCGCCGACTTTATCTTTATACTCTTTCATACCCTTCAACCACTTCATGAACGCTTCTTCGGGATGCGATTTAAACATATCGGCGAATTGACCGCCGGTCATACCCGCGCGTTCACCGAGTAGACCTAATTCCGGCCCCATCTCACCCACTATACTCGCCATTTTTTGAAGAGTGTTAGTTACTACGGGGCCGTTACTCTGCCCAAATGAAAGCGCAAAAGCGCCGAGCGTATATAAACCTTGATTTGTAAATTCGGTAGTAAACGTCAACTGACCGAGTTGACGTACCATCTCGGCAATCTCAGCTCCCGTAGCGTTCGTGTTATCATGGACTGCGTTGAGCATAGCCACATGCATACCGAATTCTTTTTCCGAAGCGCCCACTGCTCTCGTTAGTTCAAAAAAGTTTTTCACACCCTCCGCGCCGGTAAGTGATGGCATAAGTACACCCATTTTTGCCATGAGTTTGGTTACGCCTTCAATGTCCTTTACGCCGCCCTTTGATACCGCCGTCCCTAATTCGAGCATTGCTTCGACGCCTACCGCAGCGCCCGTACCGGCGAAAGCCGTAAACTCTTTCGTTAATCTACTCAACTCATCCGCTGTTCCAGAAAACGAATGTTTAAACTCCAGAGCAGCATCTTCAAACTTAGCAGCCGAGTGCAGAGACGCAACGCCTAAAGCAGTGAGAGGTATAGTCACATACTTAGTCATAGACGCACCGACTTCGCGTAAACCCTTTGTCGAAGCCATCGCCTTATCGTGCACTTTCGTAAAAGCGTCGGACACTTTATTCAGCGGTGCGCTGAGTTCGTCAACCAGCTTTAGCAAAACACTTAGGCTAAATTGCTCACCCATTGTTCATCTGCTCCCGGAGCCAACCGGCCCCTTCATCCCAAAATAATAATTCGTCGGCCGTCATATTCATGAGTTCCGACGGCGGGAAGTGGTAAGCGGCTGCGATTCCCCAGACGAGATGCCGCCAGTTCCCAGGAATCCGCTCAAGAAATTTGCAAGCTCCTTCACAATGTTCATTAAGTCTTCGGCGTCAATCTCATCCGTCTGTTCTTTCGTCAGCCCCGTCAGCGAAGCTACAAGCGGCAACATAATCGTTGCGTTTTTCCGCGCCTCCGCTTCATCGCTGGGTAAAAATTGAAAATCCTTGGCACGCATACGGCGCAACGTGACCGACGTGATTTGTTGTCGTGCGCCGCCAGCGCCTTCCACGTCGATCGGATACTGTAACAGTATTTCTTTTAGCGTTTGCATTCTATTCTCCCCTTACGTACTCGAAGTCGTTTCCGTCCAGAATGGTCCAATGAAAGCAACGTCTACGTCACCTTCACCTGCCGTCAGCTTGAGCGCACCCTCACACGTCGCGTTGTGCATAGTGTAAACTTTGCCGCCGTTTGCCGCTCGAAACACCACAGTGCCGTCACTGTTAATAGCAGCCATCGTTGACAGGTTTATGTCATCGCGGTCAGTTATTTTCCCCGAACACCGTGCCGGCTGAATCTCTTCTTTGTAACCGTGGAGACCACCGTCTCCTACGATAGGCGTGCGCTTCACGGCGGGCTTACCGGACTCGCCGATATTTTCCGCCGTCCACCCCGACTTGTTCAAAACAGTCACGCCGTTGACAAGCACTTCTACGCGGCCCGTAACTTTCGTCGCCATTTTCTGTCCTCCTTTTTCAAACTGTGATTACATCTGTACCCATATCCTCACGTATCAAAGCAAAAATTGTAATGTTCCTGCAAGGATGCGGAATTGGTTCACGAGGTCGGGCGGCAGCAACACGTTTACTCGATTCACGTCGACGGCATCGCGCTCGACAACGATATTCGTAATGAAGTCGTCGAGATTCTCAATGAGGCCGGCATCGCGGAGCAAAGTGAATACTGCGATCGACTCCGATCGGACGTCCTTCGGCCTGGCGATCTTCGCACCCGGTGCTATCGGCGTACTGTCGTCCGCCAATTTAAAGCGGGGCAGTATAAATCGCGTAACCATGCGAGACTTATACTGATAGCGTATTTCCAAAATAGTGAACATCGTTTCGATGTCCAGATATGAAGGATCAGCGATACCCGCTGCATTCGTCCGATACGTCGTTATACTTCGCTCGATCACTGCGTTACCGTTAGCGTCTACCAGCCACGTCGCTATTCCGTCGTACAGCAGCAAATCGCGCTCGGCCCGCGTAAAGCGACTCGCCGATTTTGCCGACGGCGGTATAACACCGGCGAGCGTGAGATAATGAACGGGGCGCGCCGGATCGTTGTTGAGATTGTATGAGCACTGTGCCGCCCATGCAGCTGCCCATTCCTCGGGAGGTGTCGGGCTGTCATAAGCACCGGCGATAGTCTGAAACGGGCTATTACGAGACAGCCCGACGGCGGCGCAACTCGCAAACGTGCCCTTAGCAGCCGTATAAGCGTAGCCCTGTAAATCCACCTGCGGGCTATATCTCGTATTGAGTTCGCCTTCGACGGCCGCAAGATTTGTGGCATCGGTATACGGATGCACGACGTGATGATACTGTTCGCCATCTATGACCGCCCACACGTCGGCTGTCGTCGGGTTATTTGTGCCGCCCGCGAGGGTTGATAACACATACGTGACGCCTGCCGGGTTCGTTTGACCCTCGTAAAAGTTTGTGCGTACGTCCAGATAATTTCCGAACTCGCCGCTGCCGACCGCGTACAAAAATAACCGCGTCGATAGAGTCAGAACGGACATGGTGCCCGTGCTACCGGACATACGTACGCAAAGGTTGGTGTTTGCGTTCACATCACTTTTTACCGCGCTGCAAATATCGACTGCCGACCATCCGCTGGTAACGGGTGTTTGAATCTGCACGCCGCCGATCATCAAATATACGGTACCGTTTGTCGTCGCCGAACCGGCCACACTCAACGCACCGGATGCCCGCGTAGCTGCTGCGGCTTCGCTGACAGCAATCGCCCACATTTCGGTATTCGGATTACCGCGTCTGAATGCATTTACCATACGCGTGAGATTTGCGCCCGGCGCGAAGTAACCCTCGGCGAGGCCGTCGCGCGTAATCTGTTGCAGCGTGAGAGCGGACGCTGTACCCGTCGATTCTTTCTGACCGATGATCAGTACCCTGTGCGGATTCGGCAGCAACCCTTTCAGCGCCTTCGAGTTGTCCACTTCCAGATAAACGCCTGGCGTCCGCTGGGTAGTGGGGATGTTATTGAACGTTATCATTCTTTACGCCCTCCTTGTCGTGGCCCTTACTACAGGCTCCGTATTTTCTTCACTCGCCGCGGCAACGCCCGCCTTCACCGAACCGTCGGCGAGTCGGCGTCGCCAATATGTATCCAAAACCACATCGGCCCCGGCAGGCGGTAAATGCGTGTTTGTCCCCGGCATCCTGACGAGACTGCCGTCCACCGGAATTATATGTACTATTTGATTCGCCATTACATCCTCCTTTATTCGGCTTCTGTTTCCAGCGTATCGTACGGCAGGCCAAAGCCAGAGCCGAACGGATAGTGTAAATCTATGACGTCAGCGAGCCGCGGAGCGACAAGCGCCGTTGGCAGCTGCGGGGCCGTTCCCGTCAACGGTAGTATAGCCTTCTCTTCGCTGCCGACGAGCCACTGTGTATATACCTTGAGGAAGTCATCGTACGGACCGAGCGCGGGCGATACGCCGTCGGCGTCGCTTATATCGGTCTCGCATTGAAACTCGTAGAGATACCAGAGATAGGCGGGATTCGCATCCACCAGTCTGCCGCCCATATAATATACGGGCATCGACGTGGACGGTATCAACCAGCCGAGTACAGCCGCGAATAATTCGGCGCGCACGCTGTCGTGAACATCAAACGCAGCCGTCCCTAATTTCTCTGTTGCCGCGCCGTCATTTTTTATCGCCGTCAATATGCCAAACCGCTCCATCACCTTCTGATTGATACCGTTGTCATAAGTATTCGGCGCACAGCCTTCGGCCAACGGTATGACAAATGCCGACTCAGCTTTCAACGGGCTACCGTTCTCCTGTGTGAATTCCATGGCGAGAGGCAGTTCGGCCGTGCCGAATACTCTGTTGGCGAAGCGAGTATTCGCTGCGCGTATTTTTATTGCAACTGGGCCTAAAATCATCTGTGCATCTCCTCAGCGATATCATTCAAAACCCGCCTGACATTATCGCGTATACCGGGTTCGTGCTTCTTAAACGCGGGTTCAAGCCAGGGACGCGCTTCCAACCTAGTTTTCGGCGAACCCTTCTCCAGAAATATCGGATACGGCGGATTCGTTATAATGCTTCCGACTTCGACTTCAGTGAAACGAGCGTCTGCGATAATCGATCGCAGTAGAGCGCCGGTATCGACGGCTGGCGGATTACCCGGCGATGACGCACGGTACATCACCGGTTTACCTTTTTTACTATACCCGCGCGAATACAACCGGCCCGACTTCGGCGTGTTCCGCGTGTTCCGCATGGACAAAATAATCTCATTGCGTATTTCGTTGGCGCCAGCCACCAGCTCTGCCATTATACGGTGCCCAGCTTCGCGCCCGTATTTGCCGACGATATTTTTACCGGCCTCGCCGAATGTGATTTCTCTGCCGGCAAAATCTTGTATGCGTGATGTCAGCGGCATTAAATTACTCACGAGACGACTCCCTTCAGCGTGTCGAGCTGGCCCATTTCCTTCGCCAGTATCTCGACGTACTCATCGGCTTCCCTGACGTTACGCGCCGTTATTATCTTGAACAGCCTGCCGACCGAATCCGAATTTCGGCTGAGCAAAAATATGAAATTGTCAGCGCGCACATAGCCTCCGCCTTCACTTGTCATGCCGATCATCAGGCAATAGCGTACGGTGAACTTATGCGTGGGCGTGTCCTTAATCTGCACGTTGCGGATATATGCGGCAGCCGCTGATTCACTCAGCTGCGCGACGCCCGCCCAAACCTTAACGAGCGGTTTATACGTTTGCGTGCTGCCGCCCGCCGAGTTCGGTATTTGTTCGCCGCGCATAAACTGTATGCGTCTCGATAATTTGTCCACCAGCCACGTCATATCCGTATCACCTTATAGGGATTGAAAAGCAGCTTCGCGTCGGGCGGCGGATCGCCGGCATCGGCTCTACCGCGAGCCGCATACATCGTATTTGCCCATAACATTATACCCATTTTAATAGGGGCCGGGACGGCTGCGCGCTGCGCTGTCGTCGTCGCACCGCTGGCACCGTATCCGGCGACGTACTCGACCTCGAAACCGCTGCGATAGCGCTCCACATTTATAGGCGGCACGCTACCCTTCCTGATTACAAGCCTGCCGTCGTCACCGGCCATCCAGTAGGCGTTCGCCAAATCCCAGTTCTCAAGTGTTGTGCCGTCCTCGTTGAGCGTTCGCATTGCCGTCACCGCAACAAGCGGGAGCCTGGGCAGCGGTATGGGAGCTGCCGACGTCGCGAGGAAACGCGGGAGCAGCGCTACTATGCCCGGAAAGAAATCCATGGACATGACGACGGTCTGCTGCATAATCGCCCGGCCCATATATTCCTCGGCGGCTTGCGTAGCTGCCGTCACGAATAGCTCAATGAGGCCATCTTCGTCCATGCTATCCAAGCGGCCAAACGTTTTGACGTCGTCAAGCGATACGCAGGCTGTCGTAGCCGGTGTCTTCACGCGGAACGTCCACGTCCACGGCAGCTCCTGCGGATTGATTAAGCGATCGTTAAAACTGGGATCTGGAAATTGCTCGTACATTTACGCTCTCCTGCCCTTTTTGGCGGCGAACGGTTCTTCGACGACAGCAACGGTTTCCACCGGCTCCTCGACAGCCGCCACAACCTCTGCGGATGCCACAACAGCCTTGTTTTCGTAGGCGGCCTTCTGCATCTTCTGCGCGGGCACGGTAAGCGGTACGGCGTGATCCACGGGCGGCGCATCAACTGCGTCGGCCACCTTCATATCAATAACAAACGCCTTGGCGAGAGCCGCGGGTATATCGTAGGTCTCTCCCATCCGATACGTATTCACATGGATGCCATCCGGACTTCCCGGCGTTGTTTCCTTCATTATTACCTTCGGCATTTTATTTCCTCCGTTTCATTGTATATTACGAACTCGCCTGTTCGACGATGCCCGTTCTATTGCTGTAACTAACAACTGACCACTCGCCGTCGGTGAAGCAATTCAGCTCTACCCACGCGCTGTTCGCACTGCCGTTCACGATGTCGATACGCGAAAGATCGGAGTTGCGGATACCGGCAAGCGACATTCCGCTCGCGACTATCTGCAACGTACTCTGCACGCCCGCGCATACGAGATAAAGCGTTGCACCTGTGCTTGCCGTCGGCAGCTTCAGCGAAGCTGAATTGTACGTCACCGACTGCGTGATGAAAATGTAGCCGTAAGCAGGCGTAATAACGCTCGCCGTATACGGCACGCTTGTCAACACAATAGACGTTTTCGTCATCGGCGACAACAGCGCCAGCTGAAGTGTTCTGCCGTCAACCTGGGTTCCGTTTGCGCCACCGGCTACGTCACCGACGTCGAAGAAACCGCCGGAAGTGATGAATAGCGTTGTTCCGCCCTGTCCTCTTCCTACTGCTGCCTGATATGTGTCGTATCTTGCCATTGAATATCTCCTCTCTATTTAATTTATCACGTCGTTATGCCGGTGACTCGCCAACCCCTGTTCGGTTACTATAGCGAACCACTGACCACTCGCCATCGGTGAAACAGTTCAGTTGCACCCATGCACTATTCACACTCGCATTGGTGAAACTGAGCCGTGATAAATTACTGTTGCGTATGCCGACAAGAGATACTCCACTCGCAACTATTTGCATATCACTCTGTACGCCTGCTGCGTTGATAAAGAGTATGGCACCCGCGCTCGCCGTCGGCAAATACAACGAAGCCGATGGCCAGGCCGAATCGGCGGTAATGAAAATGTAGCCGTAAGCCGGTGAAATCACGCTCACCCCAACCGTCGCACTCAAGACGACGACGGATGTTTTTACCGCTGGCGACAGCATCTGGAGCTGCAACTTTCTACCGTCTATTTGCGTACCGTTGGCTCCGCCGGCAACATCGCCGACGTCAAAGAATCCGCCAGCGGTAACAAACAAGGTTGTTCCACCCTGACCTCTACCTACTGCGGCTTGATGCGTATCGTATCTCGACATGCTCGCCTTTCTTAAAAACAGGGGCCGTATAACCGGCGGCCCCGTTCCGGTATTTTACCGCAGACGCATTACGCGTCGAGATTTGGTGTGGTCACCGGCCAGTTTTCGGCGTGACCGAGCTGGGCTTCGATGAACATATACCCCGACGTGTTATTGGCCATTGCACCGGTGGTCGAGATGTTTACGCGGACGTACTGCTTGTTGCCGACGTAACCGACTCTGAGGCAGGCGCCGCTATACGTGCTGGCGACAACCGGGATAATCCCCGATGTCATTACGCCCGACGCCTCGCGGATTACATCAATGCTACCGCAAACCGCGTAATCGCTGGGGCCAAGGCCGAGCGCGCTGGCGTCGGTGTGCTCGACGCGAAGGTACCAGTACGAAGTGGCGGGCACCACTGCGGTGCTCGTTGCCAGCAGGTAGCAGTTGAAGGTCAGGCTATCGTAGCCCTGCCGGTCAACGGCCTGCCCGGTATTGCTTGTGGCAAGCAATGCGGTAACGGCGGCCGCACCGTCGCAACGAGCATTGCTGAAATACGTAAATGTTTCTCTGGTGTTCATGTATTCTTTTCCTCCTCTTTAAAATATCCGCGACGGTCGTAAAGACTTACGCGCCAAGCGTAGGCGTCCCGATATACAGGAGCTTGATTGCCTGGAAATTAACAACATCGCCACCGACCCGGCGTCTCGTGTAGAACTCAACAAACGGTTTCTTGGTGTAGGGATCACGCTGAACAGTGATGCCCTGCCTGTCAACGATCTGATAAGCCTCGCGGAAATCGGCGAGTGCGCCGGCGAGTGCATTCGCGGCCACCGTCGGCATGCTGGTGCTCATACGAAGAGGCAGACCGAGCAAAGTGCTGGGCTGACCTTCGGTGATACCCGGTCTCCAGATATACTGACTGTCGCCGTCTTTGAGCTGCATGATAGTCGCGATAGTCAGGCGGTTAAACAGCCAGGTGCCCCGCATAAGCAAGTCTTCGACCAAGCTGTATTTCAGCCGGATGAGACCGTCTGTGGTAATCGTTGCCGCTGCGCCAGACCCGCGCTGCTCGATCTGACCGAGGGTTACGCCGCCGTCGCCTTTGGTGCCGGCATAATCGGCGTAGGTCAAGAAGCCTCTGGGTTTATTGATACCGCTGCCCGATACGAACGCAGCCGCTTCTGCCCGGCCGAACTTCTCGCTGACTTTCTTGGCAATCCATTCTTCGAGATTGATGCTGGCATCGTCGATCATGGACTGAGTTGCGTAAGGCCGCGCCGACTGAATGTGCACGGGAATACGCTTTTTGTTAAACTGGCTGCTGCCGCTGATAGTCGTCGAAACCGTCTCGCCTTCCCAATCGCTGGCGAACTGACCGAGGTCTTCGAGCATTTCCAGAGCATCGGTGCCGATCGCCTCAACTGCGGCGAGCTGCCGAATCGGATCCATCTCCCAGATACGCTCGACAACGCGTGCGCTCATTACCGGCGTTACGAGGATACCGCCGTCGGGATCACTACCGGTCGTCAAGTACTTGAAGGCTTCCGGATGACTGATGGGAATGTTTTTCTCGTCGATGCGCAAGTAAATACCCATAGCCTGCTGATAGTTTTTGTATTCCTCGACGCTCACCATATCGTCGGGGATACCAGTCTTCGGCAGGTTCTTGTGGGCGACCATCTGGTGAATCTTGAACTGCCGGGCCATATCGAATTCTTTGGCCTCGGACTCGGACATATGACGACCGCCGCCTGCTGCCATCATACGTTTTACACTGACCTCAACGTCATCCAGCCGTTTGGTGACTGCGTCTTCCAACTTCTCCTGGCGCGTGGTGATGTCCTCACTGAGCTTGGTCATCTTCTCGCGGTCGAGAGCGTCCACTTTGCCGTCCGTCTTCGTGCACAAATCGCGCATTTCCTTCACGCTCTTCTGAAGCGATTCGGATAACGCCTTTGTGTTGCCGCCCAACTTCTTGACCTCTTCCGCAACGGCTGCGAAGATTTCCGGCTGTATTGTCTGCCGGTCAGTATCATTGCCGTCCGCGTCTTTGATCGAGTAGAGGGGTCTTCCCTTCATTTCTACTTTCATTGACTTTCCTCCTTATCGAAATTATGCTGCGCGTGTTAAATTTTTATCGCTGCGTTTGCCTTCTTAAGCTCGTCGAGCACCGCCTGCCAATCCTGTCCGCTGTCTATGTGCTGTTGTCTCCCTGCGTCCCGCAGTCCCGACTTACACAATGCGACAAGATATTTGGAAACCTCGTGATCTATACCTGCATCCCGCAGTGACCGTTCGAGTTCCCTGGGTGTCTTCGCGCCAAGAATTTCTTTAACGGACGTCACCGATGCGCGCGTGTTCATCGGAAACGTCACGAGAGAAATTTCCCATAATTCTGCTTCTTTGATTGTCCGCACCCGCTTCTTTTCGTCCATATCGGACAACACCGTCGAATAGCCAATCGACAGCCCTTTTATGCCGCCCATACGCATGATCTTATGCACGGGGATACCGTCGGGCATTGCCGTCGGTTCTACGCAGCCCTCGACGTACAGCCCTTTTTTGTCTTCTTGCAGACTCGTCCATATTCCGATAGGCGCACGAGCGTCATGCGACCACAGCAGCGCGATACCGTTACCGTTGCGCCCATTGCTCTTAAGCGTCTTCGCGAAACAACCCGTCGCTATAACATCGCCGCCGCTATCCGCCGGCCCGCCGAACGTACTCGCATATCCTTTAAAATGGCCGTCTACGTTGACGTCGTCTGTTTTGATCTCAAGACTGAAACTCAGTGTTTCGTCTCCGCGTCGTGCAAATTTTGTCATCATTTCCGTCCTCCTCAAACCCATTGAACTCGTCCGCCTACGCGTACCGTATGATATAAGACCACACATCTGCAATTTATAGTTGTGCCTGCGCTACCCTTTGGATCGCCTGGATTCATAAGTTTCTCACCGCCGACATCAAAGGGTTCGTCCATACCGCGACGCTGTCCGTTCGCCTTCTGGTGATCGACGCGCGTACGCTCATCCGCCATGCTCACCCATTCACGCTCGAATTTAACGCGGGTACTGCGAACGGATTCATTCACCGCATACGTGGACGCCGCGTGTACTTCCGTCCGCGCTATTCTAAAAGCCCGTTTTAAGTTCACACCGGCTCCCGTGCTCGCCCATATATTCTCTGCCGTCACCGCGTAACTGTCGCCGTTGTTTGCTCCCGCCGAAATTATCGCCCGCAATCCTTTTATCGTCACCGTATCCATCAACTTCACTTTTGCCAGAGCCTGGGCCAGTGTCCACCGGTGAAACGCCTGCCAAAACTCCTCGGCCATACCCTTCTGTTCCTTTGGCCCGAAACTCCCTTTCTGACGGCTGGCGAATGATGATTCCGTCGATAAAAAGAATGTCTGGCCGACGCGCGTGTACTGTTCGCTCAACGCTTTTATCAACAGGCCGCGCAAGCTGTTGACGACGTGCTCGACATCGAAGACTCCCTGCTTGGCGTGAGCAGCGGCCACCCGCCACTGATGGTCGAGTAGCGCCTTTACGTGCCGTCTGAACGCGCGCTCCAGCAGTATCTGCTGCCTGACTACGGCAGCCTGCGCCCTGACTTTTGCCGGCGCTGTATTTACGTCGAAGTACATTTAAATATTATCCTTTACCTTCTCAAATCACTAAACCCTTACACCAGCGAAAACTATCCAATCAATAATCTCATGCGCTGTCATACGTTTACGTTTTCCTGTATCGGTACGTTCGATCAAATACGAAGTCTCCGTACCGTGTCGTGTTGAATTAGCAACTATACTATATCCTAACTTCGCCAATGCAGTAGTAGTTTGATCAATTGTTAATTTGGGTCGTTTCGACGCTGTCAACTTAGGTGGTTTTTTGCCGTCTTTAGAAATACCAAAACCCTCGCCTCCGGGTTTGTTTCCTCCGCCACCTTCACCAAATCTACCGATTTCATCACGGGGATGATCTGCCTCGTCCCATTTAAAATCTGTCGGATGTGCGGTGAAATCCAGCCGCGCGCCGGGTATAATCGAAATCCGATTATTTAACTCCCGCTCTTCCGCCGTCAACTTTGCAGGAAACAGCGGTATATATTTCTCACCAAGCGGCATTTTATTCCCCGCACATCTCGGCGAGTGCCTTCGCAGCTGCCGCAATATCTTTGTTGTCGTCGCCCGCACAGGCGTCGAGCGCCTTCTTGTATACCATGCCGTCCTTTACGACAGGATGCGTATACGCCATACGTGTATCCGCTGGCTTGCTCATATCCACTCCGAGGTGATGGCTGCCGTAAACGGCCCAATTGTCGCCCTTCTCGCCGAGCATCTTCTGCCTGTCGGCCTCGCCGAACTTGAGGCGGTCGGCGGTATTCACGCGGCCCGCTCGGATACACGCCTTCACGTTTTCAACGGCTTTCGTGTGTACGCCAACCGCTTTTTCTTCAAGGCTCGGCTCTATCCACGCCGTCTCTCCGCTGGCCGCTGCAAAGCTACCACCATGCGCGCGGCAATGATCGCGAGCCGCCGCAGCCTCCCACTCGACTTGCGGATACCGATACGCTTGTATTTCGGACTTACCGTCCCGGGTCACGCCGAATATCACGTCAATTTTCTTATCGGCTGCCGTGAGATAGGCGTTCTTGCGTACGAACTTCACGTACTTACTGGCCGCGTTAAATCTTCCGCTGTGCTCGGCAGCCGACGGCGCCATTTCCGCGCGAGAATCAACGTCCGACTTCTCCCTGTTGACGCCAACCGATTCGTTTTCTACTTGTGTGAGTTTCATTTTCCGTCCTCCTCAGTGCCGGGCTTCGCAGCGCCAGCAGGTTTCTTTTTTGGGGTCGTGTCGTTCTCGTCGGTGTCTTCATCGGCCGGCAGTATCTCTTCCTCGCCGTCAACTATATCCGTCAAGTCTCCGCTCGCATTTGGGTCTTCCTGCGGATTCTCGCCGAGCGGCATCATCATAGCCTGCTGATATATTTTATCGGCGGGATCGCGGCCGTCGGCGGCGTCGAGCACATTCTGATAGTCCTCGTGACCGGTCATCCGCCGCTTTTCGTTAATCGTCAAGAAGTCCGCACCCTCTGCCTTTTCATACTGCGATTTGCGCCGAGGCTCTAGCGCGGGCAATTTATCGTAATCGGGAACGAGCGCCATACGGTCGCCGCTGGCAAACATCCAGTGAGAGAAGCCGCCGCCGAACCGCTTGAGATAAAAGAATATGGTATTCTCCCAGAACGCGAGCAGCGCGCTTTCATAATTGCTGTACGTGTTGTCTCCGGGTATACCAAGTATCATCGGCGGCACGCCAAAGCCCAGCGCGATACGCCTCGACATCTCCCGATTGCTCTCTATGTAATCCATCTCCAGCGGGCTCCAACCGTACGGCGTTACCGTCGCGCCCTCGCCCTCGACGATAAGATGCTTACCCGTGTTCTTCGGCCCGCCGTACTTCTCGCGGAGTTTCTTTTCGAGCCGATTGTATTCGGTGTCGCCGATGTTACCTTTGAAGCTGACAATCATTCCCGGCCGGCCCTGATTCTGGAGGAGATTCTTATTCCACTCCATGGCTTCATTCGCCGTGTCGATTTCACGACTTGTCGGCTCAACGGGGCCGGCTCCATACCAATCGTGAAGGGGATGAAAAAATTTCATGTGCCAGATATTCGACTGCCCACTTATCGGGTCAATCGGCCACGAGCACTCTCTGCCGCTCGGCCCCGTGTACTTATAACCGCGACGCACACCGGTATCCGGATTAACGTCCACCGTCATACGATCAGGGCGGTGGCTCCACAGCTCACGGGCAACGCCAGCATTCTTTCCCGTAGTCGGGCCGATGCGCTCCATGTAGGCGTTTCCTGATATTACGGCGAACGCCGTATGCCTACCGATGAGTTCACCCCACGTATACTCAGGGTTTGGCCGATACATAAGGTCGACAACAGGATGGTCGGTTACCTCTTCGACGGCTCCGTCTTTGCGCTTCCGCTCAATTCGCCACGGCGTCGATTCGACGGCCCGCGCTATTTCGTCGGCACACCGATAGGCGACGACATTCGTCAGATAGGCTTCCTTGGCAAACACGTCGTAACGCCGTGGCCGCCATACGGCGCCGCTGCCGCCGGGAATGAGAACCTGCTGCACCGGACTCCACTTCTCCTCTTTACCGGAAGCGCGTCGCGCTCGGGCCGGAGCGGATAGCGGAAAATTTATTATTTGCGGATCGCGTCTCGGCATTGTTGTCCTCATCCCTATTCAGCGGGAATTGTATTGTATATATCCTCAACTATCACCTTAGCGACTTCGTTGCGCGGCAATGCGAAATTTCCGTTTGCTGTGACAAATAAAAAAGCAGCCGAATATTCTCCTACAGTGGCTGTATCAACAGCCGCCCATCTATACTCAACAGATCCGTTAGACAAATCGGTCATATTTGCTAATGTACTGGTCACAGTTGACCCGACAATAACAGAACCGTACGCGCCTGATAAAAGTGTGGCCATGCAAAAATACACAGCAGTGACCCCAACTACACTTAAATCCACCACGCCGTCCTTATCGCGCACCTGTATCGGATAATACGGCAACCTCATGTTCTGTCCAATGCGAAATACTTCTATCACGGCAGCGTCCTTTCAAAATTTATTCCACAACAAAAATACGCACCTGGGCGTCATATATCAACACCCTGACTATATTATCCTGATAAACTATCATACGCTCATCGACTCCGTCCTAACGCAGCATCGAATATCAGCAAAGATGATACACAGGCGCGTAAAGGTTAAAGTCTTTGGCATAATATCCTTAAACTCCGGTGAAAGTGTGGTTAATGTATACCGTCAGCGTATCCGTCAGCGTCTTATCAAACGCAGCCGCAAATAACGCATGAGTAACTGCCTGCGTCGGTGCCGCCGTGCTATCGCATATCGCGACTTCGCGCACGCCTACCTGAGAAAATGTCGCCGCACTAAACGTTGTCCTCCATGTGATTATATTCGACCCTCTGCCGGTATTATTTGCGTCGGTATCACTTTGCATCGGGTACGAGGCGTCTATGCTCAAACACGCACTGACTATCGACGTGGTGACGTCAATATCCGCGGCGGATACTGCTACCGAGGCTGTCCCCAAACGCATACCGTTTGCGAGGAAAAGAGACCCTGCTACAGCTTTATAGGCATAATACTTATTACCGCTCGTACCCACGAGATTTGATCCGTAAATATACTTTTTGCGGCCGTCCTGTGATTCAATTAGCGCGATGACGTTCCCTTGAATTTTAACGTCATCAAAAAATCCATTTGTTAAAAAATCCTGTTTCATCCTATTACCTCCTTATTTTTCTGAAACCATTTTTTATCTGATCGCGTTAATACCGCGACTACTTTTTCATTCACCGCCACTTTAACGTCTGTTCCTTGTCTTTTGGATAACGTATCCGTTTTCGTTATGACGCGATATGTAGCAACCCCAAATACACTAAATACCGTCGCCAATATAATAACGATTAGATACAAAAAAATTATCATTGCGAACCTCCTCTAAAAAAGAATATTCTTCTGCGTGCAGCGAGTAGCGATCGTATTACAGTGGTGATGAGGGTTGAGAACATTGATTCGGATATACTTATCGCTTCATTTATTATTTGTATGAGGGGTCTTATATTCCAAATAGATTCCGTAATTTGTACGGTCTCGGCCAATACTCTACGAATCGATAATGATATCAACGATCCGCCGCTACCGCTTCCCCAAAATTCTTGTACCTGTACCAACTCGTTTACTATCTTTTGATAAATCCATTTATTCCAAAAAGATTCGGTGATCTGAACAGACTCATTTATAAACCTACTCATATCCCGCCATTTAAAAACCACCTCGGCTATTTGCACTGATTCTGTTACCACCAAATACAAAAAACGAGTTATTATTTTTAATGTATTCTCCGCTATCTGAACCGACTCGGAAACTAATCTCAGCATAACGCGCACACGGACTATCGACTCCGCTATCTGTATCGATTCTATGAATATACGATAGATTAATGTTCGCTTTAATAACGCCTCGCCTATTTGGACGGTCTCGTTCAAAGGACGAGTCATACCCATCGCCCTCAGCGTGACCTCAATGATCTGTACGCTCTCATTCACGAACTTTAATAAAAATCGCTGTATTAAAGTGGATAAATTCTCGGCTATTTGAACGATTTCGTTTATAAATCTATAGATACCCAACCGTCCGAGCAACGATTCAGCAACCTGAATAGATTCTACGATCAAACGAACCATCATTCTCAAACGATAAATTGATTCGCTCACCTGCACGCTTTCAGTGGCTATTCTACCCATTATCATAGTCCGTGATACAGTCTCACTAGTTTGCAGGGACTCCGAAATCGCTTTATATACAACAGCACCACTCGCTACATACTCATCGGCCCCAATATCCCATGATCCGCTGCGCGTCTGGCCGTCGATGTCATAGTTAAACGCGTAACGAGAATCGCCGCTCAGGTCGGAACCGTGATCTTTGGCATACGTATCACCAGATGCCAAGTGAAAATCATCATTAGCCGCATCGACAAACGAGACTGTTGTTGCCAGCCCTTGCCGATAGCTTGGTGAGATATTTGCATCGGTATCGCCAGCAACATTTGATATGTTGTAGTCGCCGGTCTGCCAACAGTCGTACCCGTCCGTACAACCCTGCGCGATATTGTTATGATGGAATCCTGATTCAGACCTAGACCCATAGGTACAATCGACTAAAGTATTATTTGCAACAAGGCCCGAAGCTCTGTTGGTATCCCAATTGAGAGCAAGTCCACTGCAACCAGTTCCAATAAAATCATAAATGATATTATTTATGATGTGGTTATATCCTGTGCAAGAAGAGTTAAAAGTGATTCCACCGCAATCACTTATTGTTCTGGAATTCCCCTTCTTTATGACGTTGTTTCGGATGATGCAACCAGTTACTGCAACACCAGAAATAGCATTAGCATAACTGGTCCGATTGGCATGGTCGGGCATTGTTACTTGCAGAAACTCAATAACCGTGTAACTTGCAAGTTTTAGTGTGAATCCCTCGTCAGCCGTTGAGGAAAGTCGGTATTTATTCGCATTCCACTTACCGTCGTGTCGTTCTGCTGGTGGAACGGTAATAGTTATGTACCGCGTAGCATCCGTCGTCCAGCCATCAATTGCAACCGGCGTCGTATCCTGCATGGCATAACACTCAATGACAAGCTGCCTGTCGAGCGCAACAAGGTCTCCCTGCTCCCCGGCCTCTGCTGCCGCCAGACTGGTATAATCGCCGCCACTTGGCTTGACTGTTACTGTGCGTAATGCCATTTACAATGCTCCCGTTTCGTCAAGCCCGGTTTCCTGATTGCGAAAATAATTTCTAACCTGCGCCCAGGTATAATCTGCCGTACCTGAATATGTTCCGGCCTTGATTGTAAGTACCCCGGTATTCGTCAATTTTGTTCTGGCTGCTGCTGGAAGATCGGCCCAACGGATAATCCAATTACGACGGCGATACGTTACCATGTGAGGGGTGAGACCATCCTCCATGAATCCATCTTGCACCATATGGGGCTGCATATACTTCTGCGCTTTTTCAACAGGGATAGTTGGTATTTTTATAACTACAAACTTTGGCGGACGCTCCAGCGCACCCCACGGATGACCGTCTGGCATAACCACGACAACCATCCCGTGCTTATAGCAACCGCGCCGGTCTTTATCTGGGTCCGCATTTACAGCATCTATAGCTTTTACGAGTAGTTCACACATAGTTTTACGATGGGTCTGCTATCTCAATGTCCCATGCCGGCACAGTCACGGTATTTCCCGCCGTCAATGCTTGCGACGTGCAGGTCGTGACGTACAGCAGGGCAGACGCTAAGTATTGGTCATGGGTCAATATTGACATTACACACGCTCCATTTAAATTTTAGTCCACGGAATATAGTATGTCGGACTCGTTCGGTTGTCCGTGGTGGTCAGATACAACGTAATCGTGCCAGTTGATCCCGATACCAAGGCCGGATCAAAAGAGATATTTACAATGTTCCATGGAGTGATTGTATTCCCTACGCCTACCGCCTGTGAGGTTAACGTGATGTACCCCAATCCGATCACGGCAGTCACGGTTTGACAATGCGTCCCGGATACAGTTGCTGATGCATCGAATGTATTGGTATGACCGCTTACCAAGGATAGATGCGTCGGGGTAAGACCGGACATCAGCAGGGGATCAGTTGAGCCGCAGTCCGATTGTGCGTTCTGGGTAACTGAAACAGGGGGTCCACATCCCGCCATCGCGATCAGCAGCAACAGCACCGATCCAATAAAAAGTTTTCTCATGCGATTAATCTCCTTTATGGGTGTGTGCCTTTTTAATCGTACCCGCGCTTCTTCTCTTGAGGCAAACGGTCCGTGGATACAATGCCAAAATTCGCCATTTGCCTCATAAAACTTCTTGCAACTGTTCGGGGCCTTGATCTTTGCTGACTGAAAAACCACCAGTCCTATCTCGACATGGTTTCCGTAATACCACACTACGGCCTGCAATGTTGCCCGTCCGGGGCCAGCGGATCGAGCAGGTTATATGCCAGCCAATGAGCGACGCCGATGCGCCATCCGTTCAAAAAATGACTCGGCTGAGAATGATACAAGTATCGTTCAAGCCGCTGCGTGGCCAGCCATTCATTATTGATTTTGATATTCCCGCTTTTCAACATGACGATCTTCGGCATTTCCAGAAAGAGCAGAGTACAAACGGTAAAATTGAACACGGCGTCCATGATAATAAACACGGCGAGCAAGGGATAGCCGAGCACTTTGGCCGGAGTGGTCAAACTACCGGCGTCACGCGCGCGCTGGAGCGCCATCATCAGGCCGAAGCCGATCCAGAGGATATAGGCAAACAAAAAGGCATAGAGCAAGATTTTCCAGATGCTGAATACCGTGACGGCATTCAGCCACATCTTTATGCTTGACCAAATCGAAAACAATTCCATCACGTTCTCCTATTTCTGAAAGCTCTTGAGCACGGCTTCCATCTCGGCCTCGCGGCCGTCGTGCAGGGCTTTGTTGTAGAGATAATTCAAAACGTCTTGCTTGGAACTGAAACAATACAGAACGTCACCGGGCTGTCCTGGACCGCTGCCGGAGGCGCCGGGACCGCTTGCTTTACATATTCCACCTTGATAACCTGCTTTGCGGGACACCCCGTTAAGAGCATCAAGCACAGCATTGCCGCTGCTGATAGTATCACCCGCATTGGTAAGCCCTCCTTCGGTCAACGCGCTGGTTTCCCTGAGCGCGGCTATGATATTTTCTTTTATGGCCAGGCGGGAATCGCACAGTTGTAAAGCACGACCGGCGTCGGCCCTCATCGCATCGATGGTCTTCACGTTCTCCGCGTTGGCCGCGCGCGCTTCATCGATCTGCATAACAAGAGTCTTGTTCACGTTTTTATAATGAGACGCCGAGGCATACAACACGGCAATAGCGATTACCACCGAGGCGATTAATCCGAGTTTTATATAAGCCATGTATGGTGCGAGAAACTTGAACATTTAATCCACCCCTCCGCCCGCCGGTCCGGTGATCGTCGGCAGACCGGAATTCTTTTGCGCGTGATAGAACTCGTACCCCTTCGAACCGACATAAGCCGTGAGGGCCGCCATGTACATCGCGGGGATGCTGCTGTCGATCTTCACCTCATTCAACGTCGCGTACCAGGAGAGTACAATCATGTTGATGGTGTACGCCCACATAATCAACTTTCCCTTGGCAAGGAAGAGTGTGGTTTTGATGATAATTTCTTTTGTGCTTTGCATCCATGTACTCCTGGCTACTGGTTCTGCATCACTTTCAAAATATTCATATACCGTCGCTTACAGTCCCCATCATGTGCCTGCCCATACGGCGTGTGCTCAAGTTTGAAATCCAAAACATCGATAGCCTTGAACGGCTGGCCGAGCGTGCCGAGATGCGCGATCAGTTTGTCCACGGTACGCGGGCTGTACTGATTCGCCATATCAGCGACCGCCAGAAACGCCGTGTCATCCGCCGGGGATATCCCCGCGCCTTCAAGCAACTCGGTTGCCCGGTCCAGGCAACCTTCGAGCTGATGCTGATCGTACCGCTCGACCACGTCCGCATGCGCCGCGAGTTTTGCTTCAAGCGGCTTCGGGTCGATGGTCTGCGTGATCAGACCATGAATCTCGTCCTCCGTGAATTCGCACTCGCGCAAGCATGCCGCGGCGAGCGCGTTATTCGACAGATCGAACTGAACCACTCCGAAAGACCATCCGCTCTTCCCGCTGCGCACGCCGTCCGCATCCGAGAACTGGAGCACGTATTTCATGTTCCCGCCGAGTTCGTTCAGAATAATGACCTTTCGGAAAAGTTCAGGAAGTTGTTCATTCATCATTCACCTCTCATCCCCTGTGGGCGTGCGGTTTATATTCGACATCTATGCTTCGACAAATCGGGCATAATTGACTATGATCTAATTTGTCATGGTTTGCCGTTGTCAATACCTTCTCGTGGAATTCAAATATTTTACGCACGTTACCCTTGATTCCGGAGACCACGTAGATGATAAATCCCTGGCCCAATATGGATACGAGGCCGAGCAACCCGGCGATTATCCACCACTGTGCTTTGACTAGATCGCCTTGCGTGAGAACAGGAGGAGACACGGCCGAGTCATAAGGTGGCGCGAGTGAAAGCGCTTTGGTTTGCGTATCGGGGAGCGTAGTAGCCACGGCAACGCTCATGCCCATCCATGCGATCGCATACAGCAGCACCAACAGGACGGCATAAACTATAGGTCTGTTCCGACGATCTACAATCGAATTGAATTTCATCGTTCTCCGCCGCCCGCCCCTTGAGGTTCCATCTTTGGCCGCTTCATTGTGTACGTATTATACGAACTCCGATAGACGTAATTTACTTCGGCCTTCTTACCGCTCATATCAACGACAAACGGCGTACCCGATGCCAGGTAATCGCTGAACACACTCTTCGCCGACGCCGACAGCCCGCGTTCGTACTGCACGCCCATCGAATGGCCGACCATGTACACGGCGAAACACGATACCGCGTTCAGTGCTGTCATTATGGCGACGACGACGAATAACTGAGTTATCTGAGCGCGCCAAAAATAGCCGCGCAATAATCGCTTCGCGTTTCTCACAGCGCCTCCTGTTAGCCTTCCCACAACCGGGCCTGGCAAATACCCGAGGTAAACGACTTAACGAGCACCCTGGCGTCCACGCCGGATTCGGGTACGAGATACGCGTAATCGGTACCGCGCATCGATTCCGTACCGACAACCGCCCACGTCTGTACATCGCACCACATATTATCGTCGCCGCCCTGCAATTTGGTCTGAAGCGCAATCGTCATGCTCATCGTAGACAACACTACGCTGGGGTTACTGATTGCACTGCCGACACGAAATTGCATGTGGATATAGCCGCGTCCGCGTGTAGTAATTGTTGACGTGACATCGCTCACTTGGCTGAATTGTGTGAGTACAGTTACGTTCATAAATACCCCCTCAAAAATCTATAAGTTTCGTAAAAGGCCGCGTCTTCTCTTGCGTAAGAAAACCATCGGTTTCTACATGCAAATCGATGAAATCTAAAAACGCAGTGCCTGCGAACGTGTCGTTTACATCAGTTGGGTCGCGAAACACGGTTATTTTAACAAGCGAATCCGGTTCTGCATTGACAAACGGTATAGCCTGCGCATCACTCGCCTCGATTATATGATGAGTGTATTGAGCGAGCGCTGTCTGTTGTAAATAAATAGTAGTAGGCGCTGGGTACGCCTGTACGTTATGACCTCGTGCTATTGAAAACATAAGCCCCCAAACCACGTTACCCGCGGGAACGGCTTCGCTATGCGACCAGTGAATGTGAGGGTAAATAAGCGTTCCCATTTTATAATCATGTAGTATATGTATATTGGCATAGGTCTCTTTGCGTATAGCGCCGTCAACAAACCCGAGGGCGTATAAGCCGTTACGAAATTCTGATATCACCGGTGGATTC